TTAGAGCTTATGAAAGCCCAGATGGACGATGTGTATAGCCTCTTAGGTATAGAGGCAAAGGAGAAGAAAAATGCCTGATCTAAGGGATTTTATTCGGGATAATACCTCGGATATGGATTCTTTTAGAGCTAAAAAAGAGGTAATAGAAGAAGCTGATAAACAGTTATCCTCTAGTGATGTTAGAAGAAAAGAGGTAGAGATATTTCAGCCTAAGGATGTATTGACGTTTATGAAGTGGGAGGACGTTAATAAGTATTTTGACTCCGTGAAACTCTATTTTTCTCATAGGGAGTATTACTTGCTATTTCACAAATACTTCAAAATATCGGAGTATATAGAGGCTAACACTTATCATATAGAGCCGATAGTGGCGTTGCTGGTAGCCTTAGAGCGAGGGGATTTGAAAATAGAAACGGAGGATAACACTATAACTTTAACAGCTGCTAAGCCTTTTGAGCTGAAGGTTCAAAATGGATAAGAAAGAATTACAAGAGCTAGACAATCAAGCCCAAAGATGGTTGAAGCATAATGAGTCGTTGCTATGCTCAGATAAAGAGCATTATAGCTCCCCGAGGATATCCTCCGAGTATTTAGACTGCTCTATGCCGTTGACGTTTGATACTTTCAATTTTTGTTCGCTCTCGTGTCGCTATTGCTTTGCGGTATTTTTTAAATCCTCTAATCCTATGTTACAAGGCGAGAACCTTAAGCTGAAGGGCGTAGATGTAGATAAGATGGAGAGACTTGTAACAGGTAAAATGCCTAATGATAGACTTTGGAAGTATTTCTTCAGCAAGCGGTATATAATGCAATGGGGTTCGATGGCGGACCCCTTCTGTAATTTTGAGCGTAAGAATAGGGTGGGCGAGAGGTTGATAAAGCTCTTTGGGGACCTAAAATATCCTATACGGTTTTCGTTTAAGGGGGCAGAGATTCAAACTTATCTGCCGTTGTTTGAGAAGTATAAAGAGGCTAAGAACTTTGTGTTTCAATCGTCTATAATCGGGTTGAACCCCGAATATGCGTCAAGGATAGAGCTAGGAGTGCCATCTCCTGAGTTCAGGTTCAAGATGTTAGGCGAGTTAAGCAAGATGGGGTATTTTACTATCTTACGTATGCGTCCCTTTATAATCGGGTTTACCGACAAGGACTTAGACGCTATGCTGGATAGGGTTCTGGAATATGGTATAAAGGGTATATCAATAGAGTTCTTTGCCCTAGACCTAAAATGTAGCAGAGAGGTAAGACGTCAGACCGATTATATCGGGACTGTCTTAGGTTACAATATAGAGGATTACTATAAGAAACTCTCTTCCCATAGAAGGGGATCGTATCTAAGACTTAACCGAGATGTTAAAGAGCGGTGGGTCAGAAAGATATATAAGTTTTGCTATGATAATAATATTGTATTTGGTTGTTCTGACCCTGACTATAAAGAGTTGAATATGTCTGGCTCTTGTTGTGCTTTGCCCGAGGAGTGGGCTCCTAATCCCGAAATATGTAATTACGTTAAGTCTCAACAGACCGATAAGTTTCGTTTGGTTAGGCGTAATTACTGGAGAGGTCTACGGGGTGAGGATATACAAATGCGGTTTCACAATGTTATGCAGGGCGATGATAAATACTCGGACTATTTGCGAGACACTAAATTATTCAGAGACCATATAGTGTATAAAACAGGGTATTTGACTTCAGAGGTTAGCCAGACTACGCCTCAATCTTGTGCTAGGCAATTTTGGAACAATATGAAAAGTCCCAATTGCCCTATGAATTATTTTGATGGGAAGGTTATGCCTGTGGGCCGAGACGAGCATGGGGATTTGATATTTGAGTATCAAGTTAGCCCTTACGAGGAGTATTGGACAAAAGATTTAGGCATAGATTTAGGGAGGTTTTAATGAAAATAGCGTTCGTGGCTTTTCCGTTAGAGTTTGTCGGTGGAACAAAAACTAGGATGTATATACTTAAGCAAGGTATGGAAGAGCTAGGTCATCAGGTGGAGACTTTCTATATTACTACTAATACAACTAGGAAGCCCGAACCAGGCAAGAATGAGTTTGCTATAAATAATATCTTGGGGTTCGAGAAAACAGAGTGGCTCTCCGAGCTATCAGATGTTTTGGGTAAGTTCGACTACATGTTATTTTTTGGCGGTTGTCCGCATTTGTTGAAGAACTATACCAAAGAGAGTTGGAAGAAGATATACGATGTTATAGATACGTCGAGGGTTGTAATCTCTATTACGGACTCTTACATTAGAAAGTATTACCCTTGGCTTATACCCGTAGTTGAGGATAAGAGAATTAAATTGTATCCTTGCCACGATAGAGCTATGGAATCTATTGCGTCTATACATACTATGAGTAAAAGTTTCCCTTTACCTATGAAGTTGAAAGAGGGTATGGGCATACACGAAGAGTGTAAAGAGGATTTGATAGTAGATATATGTAATTTTAAGGGTTGTAAACATAAGCATCTAGTATTCGATTACGGGCAGTTGCAAGCATACAAACTTATAGAGTTTGGGGACACAAATAATCCTGCCTTTTATCAGTTTGAGCAAGCCTTAAAGCTGGTCGGCTCTACGTGGAACGTAGAGATACATGGTTGGCAGGAACAGAGCACTATAGCAGAGACTATGAGAAAAGCTAAGTTCGGGCTTGACTTATCTAAGTTTGGGGATTTTAAAATAAATATGGATATGGCAATTCTTGAGTATGCGGCGTATGGCGTTGTGCCTGTTACAGTATTGCCTATGGGTCCTAATGATGTTTTACAGTATGTAAATCTAACGTCTACGGCAGACCTAGAGAAGATACATAATGCCTCTTGGAGACGACAAGCCTCTGAGCAGAATTTTGAGGCTTTGAAGACTCATTACAATTACCTAGGTGTTTGCGAGAGTTTGGTGGAATATTTTAAAGAGAGCTATCAGTTGGAAGAGACAGGGTTCTGGTAATAATGTTTTGCTAGGTTGTGAGACATTGTTACAGAAGTAAAAAATAAAGGAGGTTGTATTATGGCATTGGTTCCAGGAGTAGCTGATGTGAAGGCTCAGATTCAGGCATTGAAAGAGCAGAAGAATGATCTTGCAAGTCAGATGCGTGCTAAGAGGGATGAGAAAAAAGCTCTGAGTGAGAAGGCAAAGAGTATAACAGCGGAGATAAAAACCTTGAAGTCTTCTCTTAAGGACATCAAGAAGAAGTATCGGGAAGAGCAGAAAGCAGCAAAGAAAGCCGAAAAAGTTAGGGACTAACTTGGTTATTTTCGTTGAACCCCATCACGATGATTTTCTGTTATCCGCTGGTATGTGTCTGCTCACAAAAACAAAGCAGGTAGACCGAGTGATAACAGTATTTTCATCTGATGGGAATAATCGGGGGACTAGGGAGTTGTGCGAGAGTGAATGTATAGATTACAGAGAACTTAACTTTCCAAATATAAATTGGAAGCAACCTTCTGTAAAATTCGATGCAGACATTTTTTACAACTCCCTAGCCTCAGAGATAAGAGGGTGCGATAATATCATGTCAGTCCTAGGGATAGGCAATTATGCCCATTATTTTCTTAGGATAGCTTTGACTAAGATAGCTACAGTTAACCAACGAAATAATTTACTACTATTTAGAGATTTTCCGCACTCGTATGATAAGAGCAAACTTCATGGTATGCCTTTTGAGCTTTACTCTAGAGATTTTAGAAAGGTGTTAGAGGTAGGAACGGAGGGGTTATTTTTGGACAAGATACAATTGTTTAAAAAATATTACTCGCATCAGAAGGCTCTTTTATGGTTTGAAAAGGAGCAGTTTGAAACCTTCGTTCCAGAAGAAATTTACGAGCTAGACACTAAAGAGTCCTTTTGGAAGTAGTCTAATATGATAGATACCGCCAAAGTTATCTCGTTCTCGAAGAAAGACCCAGAGTTGTGTAAAGGTTGCAAGTTCTTAGAAAGAACCTTTGTCCCATTACACTCTTACGGGGAAATAAAACCTAATAAAGTTGTTATTGTTGGAGAGGCTCCTGGTTGGGAGGAGGCTAAGCAACGAATACCTTTTATTGGGAAAAGCGGTCAACTGTTAAGAGAGTGTTTACGAGATGTTGGCTTTACTGATGATGAATTTATAATAACTAATGTAATTAAATGTCACCCCCCAGATAATGCTACTCCAGATGACGATAGTATAGAGAAGTGCGCAAATATATATTTGTTTCGAGAATTAGAGTGTTTGAAACCACTTATGATTATAGCTTTGGGGGCTGTAGCTTGTAAGGGTTTGGGCATATTGGGTCAGATAACCAAGATACGAGGCGAGTTTACTAAATTCTTGGGTATATCGGTCTTGCCTACGTTCCACCCTGCCTATGTTCTTCGTAATGACAACCAAATGTCCACGTTTAAGTCCGACCTTCGTCAAGCTTATAACTTTATCCATAAGAAAATATACTTTACCGAGGAAAGTTGTTTAGTGATAAAGGATTCTAGAGGGCTAGACGAGCTGGAAGAATTTTATAAAACTGCTAAAGCTAACAAGAGCGTATTGGCTGTAGATATAGAAACTAACAATATGCTAGACCCAACATCTGTAGGTAGCTCTTTAGTATGTGTAGGCTTATCTAATGGTAAACGTAATTACTCTGTAATGGTAAACCACCCTTACGTGTTAGACCTTAAATTTCGTCAAAATGCTTTGGCGTTGTTGAAGAGAATATTATCAGATAAAAGCATAGGTAAAGTGGGGCATAATTTTGTATTTGACATTAAATGGCTTGTTAGTCGAGGGATCGAGGTCGAGGGTATATCAGGCGATACAATGGTTATGTCACATTTGATAAACGAAAATAAGCTAAAACATGATTTGGAGACCCTAGTTAGGGAGCACTTCGGAGAATACAGGCATAATTTTAATTTGGAAGATATAGACGAGCTGGGTTTGTATAACTGCGAGGACGTCTACTATACCCATAAGCTCTATGAGCTGTTTTGGAAGAAACTTGCGGACTCCACCAAAAATTTGTTAGAGAATACAATAAGTAATGCTATTCCTGTTCTAGCTCAGATGGAATTAGAGGGTGTTGGTATAGACTTAGAGTATGCGAGAGAGCTTAGTAGGATATGCGATGTTAAGAAACAAGGGTGTATAATCACTCTTAATGCTATGGGGTTTAGGAATATAAATCTAAACTCTAACGACCAGTTGGCTTCTGTTATATTCGATAAGTTGGGTGAGAAGCCTGAGAGATTTACTCCCACGGGTAAGCGGTGTATGGATGATGCCGTTATATCTAAATTTGAGGAACAAGGTAAAGAGTGGGCTAAAGCACTGACAGAGTATAAGCGGTTGACACATTTTCAAAATACTTATATAAATAAATTTTTAGAGTTAGCTTCGGGCGATGGTAGGGTTCGGGGTAAGTTTAAGCTGACTGGGACGGTCACGGGGCGGTTGAGTTCGCGAGAACCTAATCTCCAGAATATACCTGTTGATAAGCAAATACTTAGGATGTTTGTCCCAGAAAATGGTTATAAGTTCTTTTACTTCGACTTCAGTCAGGCAGAACTCAAGGTAGGGTGTTCGATAGCCAATGAGCGAACTATGATAAAAATGTTTAATGAGGGTAAAGATATACATACATTCACAGCTGCTAAGATAATGGGTAAAAGGGAAGCAGATGTCACTAAGGAAGACCGACAAAAAGCGAAGGCAGTCAATTTTGGATTCCTTTACGGGGCTCAAGCTGCTACTTTTCAACATACAGCTAAAAATGATTATGGGTTGGATCTACCTTTATCTACTTGTGAGAAATTTAGGGATGCGTTCTTTAGAACTTTTTCCGATTTTGAGTCTTGGTATGAGAGAACAAGATACGAAATAACTCATAAGGGTTATATAGAGTATCCTACTGGACGATTCAGGCATTTTGGTAGGATTAGCAGGAGCGATAAAAACTTTGGGGAAATATTTAGACAAGCAATAAACTCTCCTGTGCAAGGCTCTAGCTCGGATATAGTTCTTTTGACTATGGGGGAGCTGTATAAAATTATCAAAAAGCGAAATATCCCAGCAAAGTTTCTACTAACAGTTCACGATAGCGTAATGTTAGAGATATGGGACAAAGAGGAGGTGGAAGAAGAGTTGCGTGGTTACTTAGACTTAGTATTGAAGGACATTGTCCCGTCTAAGTGCAAGTGGTTAAAGGTTCCTATGACAGTGGAAGCGAGGTCAGGGTATAGTTGGGACAAAGTCAAATAGAGGAGTAGTTATGAAAGAGAGAATTGATTTAGATGCAGAAGTAAATGTTAGCGTGGACGAGTTTAGATGGAAAGGCTCTTTAAAAAATCTGCTTGGATTGAGTGTGGAGGGCGAGGACTTAAGCAAGTCTATGATAAATCAAGCCTCGTGGACGGCTTGGTTTTGTGTAGTCCTAGGTAAGGCGGATACTTTGCTTAGGCAGAAAGACCACGAGATGGACAGAAAATATTCGGAGTTGTATCTTAAGTATTACAAGGAACTCTCCGAGTCTGGCTCTAAGGCTACTGAGGCTATCATAAAGGCAAGTGTAACTAGTAATCCCGAGTATGTTAGGCTTTATGAGAGTTACTTAGCAATTAAGGAGCAGGTAGCAACTCTTAGCGGTATAGTTAAGGGTTTTGAACATAGGAAGGATATGTTGGTTCAATTATCGGCTCTTAAGAGGAGGGAATTGTTGACTGGGGACTACGAGGATGCTCCTAGTAGTGTAGATTTAGGTAAAGTTAGAAACTCCAACAAATAGGGAGGGTAGTCATGGCTTTGAACTTAGACAAACTTAGGGAGAAATATAATAAGAAATCTAGCACCAATATGATACTCGAGAAATGGTCTCCTAAGGAGGGTGAGAATAAGATACGAATTCTTCCTCATATGTCGGCTTATTTTACAGGTGAAGTGGACGAGTTTGTCTACTCGTATCTTATTCACTATAATGTCGGTAGTGAGGGTAAAACATGTATTTGTCCTAAGACGCAAAACCCTGGAGCAAAGTGTCCGATTTGCGAGGCATCGTCTGCTTTGTATAAATCGGGTAATGATAATGACAAGGAACTTGCCTCCGACCTATATCATAAAAAGCGGTTTCTCTGCAATGTAGTGGATATGAGCGACCCCAGTAAAGGCGTGCAGATTTTTGAGTTTGGGAAGAAAGTCTACGATAAGCTGATGAGGTTTGTAACTTCGGGGCTTTTTGGTGACATTCTAGACCCAGAAAAAGGAAGAGACGTTGTTTTGATTAAAACTGTGCCAGATGGTAAGGCTAATTTGACGGACTACGATTTAATCATTAGCCCCTCTGTGACAAATATCGTTAGTATGTTGCCTCCGACTTATAGGCAAGATATTGACAATTTGGGTAAGTCAATACCTCAGGCTAAGTCTTACGAGGAGTTGAAGGCTATACTAGAGGGCGATGAGATACCTGTTCAACAAACTAATGTGGAAGAGGTAGCTACTGTTTCTGCCCCCACTTCTGCACCTAAGTCGTCAGCTTCTAAAGTTGAATTAGAAGGCAAACGACAGGGGTGTTTCGGTGTAGATTATAGTTCCAAATCAGCTAAGTGCAGAGCTTGTGCCGATTTTGACTCTTGTAAAATTGCGTTTATTCGTTCTATTGAGGAGGGATGAGAGTGAGCGATAATAAAAAGTTCATACACGACTTAGTAGAAGAAGTAGAGGGAGCCTCTCTCGGAGTTGATGAAGTCGTAACTGACTTTCTCGACTCTGGAAACTATGCGTTGAACTACGTTATGTCGGGAGATTTACGTAAAGGTTATCCGATAGGGAGGGTTGTAGAGATATTTGGTGACCCCTCAACGGGTAAATCTTTGTGCATTTACACGGCAATAGCTGAGTTTCAACGTCGAGGGGGGGTAGTTATACTAGATGATACTGAGTATGCGTTTTCGGAGTCTTTCGGAAAAATGCTGGGTATAAATTGCGAAGAGTTAATAATCTTGCACTCTAATACTGTAGAGGAACATTTTGAGACTATCTTTCTTGGCTACACTGTAGATAAGAAAAAGAAAGAGCCTTTGGTTTCAAAACTACTTGAGAGGTTTGGTAAAGGTAAGATTATGGTTTGCCTAGACTCTGTGGCCCAGCTTTCGACTAGACATGAGCAAGAAGTGAAATTGGATAGACCGGATATGGCGAAGGCTAAGCAATTACGGGCGGGTATACGGTTAATTGTTAAGCCTATAAGTGAGCACAACATATTGTATCTTTTAAGTAACCATACTATTGCGGCAATAGGGGATATGTGGAATCCTAAGACTACTCCTGGGGGAAAGGCTATACCCTTCCAAAGTTCCCTTAGGTTGGAGTTGGAAATGGGTAAGAAAAAGCTTGACGATAATGACCAGCCTATTGGGGTAATAACTAGGGTGCGTTGCCAGAAGAATAAGATCTCTATACCATTTAGACATACTGTAGTAGAAATAGATTTTAGGAGAGGTTTGAACAGGTATTCAGGTTTACTTGATACTTTAGTTAATATGGGGGTAGTGGAATTGAAGGGTTCCTGGTATTCCTTTGGCGAGGAGAAATTCCAAAAGGGAGACTTCGACCTCCTAGCGGATAAAATACTGTCTAGTATATACGCTGAACCGAAAGTTGATAAATAAATTAGACTTTTGTCTAAAAAGCGTTATACTTATTACAAGTGTTTAGGTAACACGTCGAGTTCGTTCCCTAGGAGGAAGGAGGCGATAATGGAGTTTAAACTCGTAAATCGTTACCGTAATAAGTTGTTAGCTATTTCCCGCAAATATGGTGTCCCATCCGAAGATGTTTTTCAAGAAGCTAGAACAATAGAGTGGCGACTTGAAAAATATAACCCTCTCTACCGTGTCTCATACTTTCTAACCGCTTGCGACCGCACTACTAAGAAACTCGTTCAATTCGGTTTGACTAGTCTCGAAGAGTTAGAGGAAAACAACAATGTAGTCTTTGTGGATAAAAAGAGCCTAGAGCTTTGGGAGAATATCTACATACGAGACCTAACAAACCTTATGCGAGAAGTGGACGAGGTTCTACAAGAAATTTTTGTAGCTAAGATAGTGCACCAAGTTAGTTGGGATAATTTACGAAAGGAAGTCTTCCCGGAGATACCTCATAATCAATTTTGGGAATTAGTCCTGCAAATAAAGACTTTAGTTCTGGAGTATTTAGACGGGGAGGGGTTCGGCTTGGATTCAAAGAGATTCGGATTGAGTGGTGTTTTTGCTTTAGTAGATTAGGGGGGATATGGATTCGAGGAAATTTATAGGCATAGACCCAGGCAAGAGAGGCTCGGTATCTATTCTCTACGGAGATAAGTTAGAGGTTATACCTGTGCCTTTTCTTAATGACGATTACGATATGGTGGGCATGCACAAAATATTGCTAGACCATAGAGAGAATTCTTTTGCTATTATAGAGAGGGCTCAACCCATGCCTGGTCAGGGAACTGTGAGCATGTTCTCTTTTGGGCGAGGCTACGGTATGTGGCTTATGTCTCTGTCTATATCTGGAATACCTTTTCAGATAGTGCATTCGAGTGTTTGGACTAAGAAGATGTTACTAGGGGCATCGGGCGAGGGTAAAGAGAGGGCTATATCAGTAGCTCAGCATTTATTCCCGCAATGGCGACCAGAGAATAAGAAAGAGTTGGAGTATTGCGATAGTATTCTTTTAGCCGAATACGGCAGAAGATTATTTTCAGAAGGCGGTAAATGAAGATAGCTCTTTGGTCTGATTTGCATTTGCATTCTTGGAGGTCTTTTGGGGTAGACCCTGTTACTTTAGTGTCTAAAAGACTACAAGACCAGATTCGGGTTACGGATCAGATATATAAAATTATTAAGGGTAGGAAGGTAGAATTAGCTATAGATGGGGGAGATGGGCTTCATTTACGAGGACTTATACCTACGGAGGCTTTGAATGTAGCCAATAAGTTCTACAAAAAGGTGCGGGATTGTTGCATAGAACTTCTGATTTTGCGGGGTAATCATTGTAATATGAGTGATACGGTATACTCTAAGTTACACGACTCCCTCCAGTTTACAGAGTTTGATCCAGAGAAGGAATACACTAAAGAGTATATTTGCAACGAGGTTAGTGTAAAATGTATTGATTATCATTCCAGTATATTAGAGGAGGATATTAGGGGGTATGATGTAGTTGTTCTCCATAAGCAACCTACTATGGTAACACATTATGGGCATAAATTGGAGGGGGTTGATTGGAAAAAACTAGCCTCTCAAAACAAGTTTGTATTTTTCGGTCATTACCATATACCAACCAAGTTATCAGATAATTGCTATATCTTGGGTTCTCCAATGGAATTGGAGTTTGGGGATAATACAGATAGAGGTATGTATATCCTAGACACGAGTTCTGGTGTGGTAGAATTTATAAAATTGGATTACCCTAAGTTTTTGACTGTAAAAGAGCCTAGCGAGGTTGTTGATAGTAAAAATTACTATCGGGTTTTAAATGCTAAAGAAAGGATATTGAGGGACAATGTAGTATTAGTTTCTGTGCCGGAGTTCTTCGAGGAGAGATTGCACTCTTCAGACTTTAGGGGTATAATTTCGGAATGGATGCGGTTAAATAATAAATCTGAGGAGAGTTTTAAGGTAGTAGAGGATATAGTAAATAAGCGATTGGACATATATCACACAGTTTATAAGGGTCAGTTGCGTAGAGTTTTTATACAAGATTTTATCTCCTTTAAGGAAGAGGAGTTTACCATTAAGGATGGATTTACTATAATAGTTGGCGATAACGGTATTGGGGGTAGTAATGGTAGTGGCAAGAGCACCTTATTTGAAGCTATACTTTGGTGTCTGTTTAACACAACGTCTAAGGGATTGACGGGTAACGATGTTGTGAGACGAGGTTCTGAAAACTGCAAAGTTAGTTTAGAATTTATTTACGGGGATGAGATTACTATAATTAGTCGTAGTAGAAAAGAGGGGCTAGCTATATCTGTAGGGGGTAAAGAATTGTGCGTTGGTTTTAAGGAAAACCAAAAACAACAGATTTTAGAGAAAGATATTCTGGGGTTCGATCAAACTATGTTCTTGACTTCTTGCTATTTTAGCCAAGAAAATTGCACTATGTTTATGGAGTTGTCCGATTTTACGACAACTAATATGATAACCCATCTTCTTGGTTTTGAGGTTTATGATGATATTTTACAGGAGATAAAGGGTAAATACGATAGTATTATCGGGGAAATAGGTTTAATAGACACTAAAGCGGATAAGATTAAGTATGATATAGATAAGTGTCAAATTAGGATTGAGAGTTCCAAGAAAAATGTATTAGCTTTGACTGATAGACAAGAGTCTTACATAGAAGAAGTTAAGGGACTAACTAAGAGTATAGAGATGGTTAACAGCGACAGAGCTGAAATAGCTAAAGAGTTGGATGCGGAGATACCGATAGACGAAAGCATAAATAAACGTGTAAATGAGTTAACGGATAAGATTGCGGTTAAATCCAAAGAGCTTTCTATAGAACGATTACGGGTAAAAGATTGTAATGATAGAATTTTGCTTTTGTCAGATAAGGTTAACGAGGTAGTATCATTGCTGAAGAGAAGCAGACGAGACACTGAGAGGTTACTAAAGGAAATAGAGGAATTAGAGAATTTAACGTTTGGGGAGAGATGTAATAAGTGTGGGGCTGAGATTACAGAAAGTAATGTAGTTTTATTTATTCAGGATAAACGAGACAAATTAAGTTCGTTGAATAGAGCTACAGAGGAATTAGCTTTTATCGAGAAAGAACGTATTACTGCCTTGACTGAAGCTAAAAATGTTAATACATCTTGCGATGAGTGTATTAAATTACTGGAGAAGGAAATAGAATCTTACAGGAATGAATTGAATGAGGCTCTTAGTAATAGAGAGCATGAACAAAAACGAAAGGCAGATTTGATCGTAAAATATGAGTTGTTGGGTAGTAAGATAGAATCTTACAAAGACCAAGTTGCTAAAACCAAATTACGAGTTTTGGATTTAGATAGAGATATACAAGTAGAAACCCTCGAAATAGCTAAATTAAATGAGTTGATAAAAAAATTTGATAGTGAAATAGATACACTATCTACGGAAAGATTAAGAAAAACTTCTTTACTAGGGGAGTTGGCTTTTTGGTCAGACTCCTTCTCCTATAAGGGTATTAGAGCCTTATTGTTAGATAAGTTTTGTAATGAATTTAACTCTTTGGTAAATAGCTTCTTGTCCGTGATTAGTAGCGGGAGGATGAGTGTTGTATTTAGTCCTACTAAAGTATTGAAGTCCGGAGAGGAAAGAAATAAATTGGGTATAGATATTAAGTTGGGTAGTGAGAGGGTTAAGTATAAGAGTTTATCAGGTGGGGAGAAGAGAAGAGTGGACGTGGCAGTTTGTTTAGCCTTGAATTCTTGGGTGTCTGTAAGAAATAATATACCTAAAGGGTTGTTAGGGTTTATTGCTTTTGATGAACTTTTTTCGTTTATAGATAGATTAGGGGAGGAGGAAATAGGGGTTTTGTTTAGTGCTCAAGGAAAAAATAAAGCTTTGTTCGTTATATCTCATACATCAGAACTCTCATCTTATGCCGATAATCAATGGTTAGTTGAGAAGAAAAACGGTATTTCTAATCTTATAACAATAACGAGGTAATTCAATATGTTCAGTAGACGACGGATAAAGCGTAGAACAGAGAGAGTAGTTGACGAGCATCTTGAGACTATTAGGGAAACGAAGAAGCTTATGCGACAAGGACGATTGAAGAAAATAAAGTATAAGTGTAATCTTTGTGGAAGAGAGACTTACGTCAATACTCATTATCCAGATAGCTATCCTAAAGAACAAAGAGAGTTGATGATATGTATTTTTTGCCGAGAAGCTAAAAGGAGAACTGTCAACGAGGAGTGAAGAGAGGAGAAGAAATGAAGAGTAAGAAACAAAAAAGGATTGAAGCAGAAGAAAGACAAAAGAAATACGATGAACTTTCATTTGATGAAAAACTTAAAAAAGCTGGCAAGAAGCAAAAGGCAAAATTGTTGTTGAAGAGAAATAAAATAATTGAAATTGAGGCTGAGGGAATTGGGGGAATTCATGTTTGATGTTGTGAAAAGATGTTCAAATTGTAAATTCGAAGAAAATGGCATTTGTGCTAATTGTTTTGGGGTTGAGGGATATACGGAGATAACTGAATCTTTTTCCTGTGAAAATTGGGTTGGGAAAAGTTTATTAGAATTTTGTCCGTATTATTCTTATGGATTTATTGATTTTAATGTGGAGCCAATTGGAAATACTATCTTTATATGGCCAAAGCCAGTGGATGAAAGAATTGGAAAAATATACATACCTGACATTGCTAGAGATTCTGTGAGACATAATATAGGCATAGTTTTGGCTTGCGGTAAAGGCAGGTGCAGAGATTTTAATTCTGCAGATCTCAAGCCAGGAGATATGGTTATCTACGATAATGATGTGCCTTGGAAAGTTAGACATAGGGATCGCAATGGGGTTGAGCAAGAGTTGGTAATTGTAAATGATCGTGATGTAAAGTGTCTAATTACTAAAGATAATGATGTATTTCCTGTTAGTGATTTTGTTTTATATGAGCAGATTGAAGAAGAGAAGAATCGGTTAGGGATTTTTCTCCCAACAGCACTTGTTCGTTTTGTGAGAGTAATTGCTGTTGGTAAAGGTGTTGTTTATGTTAAACAAGGGGACAAAGCAATTGTTGAGTTGAAATATGCAGTGCCCATACTTAATGGAGAGAAAAAGAAAATATATGTTATCAGAGAAAACTGGATTCAAGCTGTTGTGGAGGAATAATATAATAATATGACGTTTAGTGTAGAAAAATATAGACAAGAAGAGAAAGTTAGAATAGAACTCGTAAAACAACGAGGCGATATAATTAGGGTTTCCGAGAATCTGAATTTGCCTCTTGATTATGTTGAAAAGATAAATAAGAAACTTTGTGGGTTGAGGAAAAGAAATGTATCCGTATTTGCCCAAAATAAGCTTATGGAATATCTTCTTTCTGGTAGTGAGTCAAGGATAAGACAGTTGATGGATATGCTCCATTACCTTGATTCTTTTCCTGATGGGGAAGTATCTTCTTGTCATAGGGCAATGGTCATTAAAGATTTTTCTCTCCCGCAAGATGACCCTAATAGGATTCGGTGCCAAAGCTGTGGCAACCCCTGCCAGGTTAGAACTATGTCGGTAAGTGAGAGAATGACTCTAAAGCAGGAACTAATAGAGAAACTTAGGGTTGAAGATGAACATGTAGTAAATTATGCCGAGAAATTAGGGTTTACTGAGAAAAAGGATGAGCCAGTTGTTAAGATAGATATGAAGCAACAGAATCTGATAGTAGATGGGTCTAGAATATCTGGTGAATTAAAAGTGGTTTTGTCGAAAGATGGTCCTCTAACAGGAATGGACAGAGAGCAGATAAGAAAAGCTGTTGAGCGAAAGTTAATCGAAGCTCAAACGGGTGAGAATACTAATGGAACAACAACAGAGGAAAATTCCAAGGAATAAAGAATTAAAATCTTACTTGGATTATTTAATAGATCAGGACTACAAAGAACGTCCTGTTGATATTGAGACATTTCTTTCTGACGATTATTACCTTGGAAAAACAACTAATAACGGCAAATCAATCTATCCGTATTGGATGGATGCACTCAAAAAGATATTTGAAGATGATTCAAAGATTCTAATAGTTCTTACAGGAGCCATCGGGATTGGAAAAAGTCGAGCAGGTATTTATGCGATGGCGTATTGTTTGTATAGATTGATGTGTCTTCGCATGCCTTGGGAGTTTTTTAACCTTGCTGCTGGTGGAAAGATGGGGGTGGTATTTTTCAATCTTACACAAAGTCTTGGGGAATCTAAAGGGTTTTCTGTTCTTCAAGCTCATCTCATAGAATCCCCTTGGTTTTTGCAGAGGAAAAATGCTCTGGTTAGGGGCTTAAAAGAGCAGTATGTGGACTTACCATTGTTTAAGTATGTGCTTGCTTCCCCCCTCTCGCATGGTTTTGCTACAATAGGTCAAGATGTAATAGTGGGGATAATGGATGAATTAGATTCTCCTACTGAATCTGCTAAGCAAAAGATCAAAGTTCTGCAGGCTTACGAGCAAACTGTTATAAGATTTAAATCACGGTTTGTAATCAATGGTAGTAGTTTGGGTAGATTGTTTTTGGTTTCGTCAAAACAAGACGAGCTATCGTTTATAGAATCCTTTGTCGCAAAAATGAAAAAGACAAATGAAGTTCTGGTGTTTGATGCTCCTATTTGGGAAGTAAAACCAAGACATTTATTTTCAGGGATTACTTTCCCTGTAGCAATAGGGGACGCTTATAGAGCTTCTAAGATAATAACTCATGATGAAATCGAGGCTTATGCTAAAGACGGGTTTAAAGTAATTAAGGTTCCAGTGGAATTTAGAGGAGATTTTGAGAGAGATTTAACAGTATCGCTGAGGGATATTGCTGGGGAGACTGTAGGAGGCTCTCGAAAACATAAATTATTTGCTTCTGAGCAATTTATAACAGATTGTTTTGACACTTCGAAACAAAGACCTGAAAGAGTCCAGACTATAACAGCTGGTCTGAAAGATGATATAAGATGGATAATGTTGTTGGATGTATTGAAGATAAGGGTTGATAGAGCCGTTCCGAGATATATTCATATGGATATAGGGGTTACAAACGATTGTATGGGTTTAGCGATGTCTTGTGTTAGTGACTGGCGGGAGATGGAAGTTAAACAAACTGATGGAACTTACAAAAGAGAAAAGCTACCCATAATAGAAACGGATTTTGTTCTTAGAATTCAGGCTAGGGAGGGGGACAGGATACCAATTCACAAAATGAGAGAGTTGGTGTTTGATCTGAAGTCACTGGGTTTTAACATACAGAAATTTACGGCTGACTTGAGGATGGCTTCAGAGGACACATTGCAGTTATTTAATCATGCTGGGATAGTTGCTGAGTATTTTTCTGTTGATAAGACTATAACACCCTATATAGATTTTAGAAATCTTGTTTACGAGAAAAGATGGGTATGCCATCCACATCCTTTTTTGTTGTTTGAGTTGAAAAATCTTGAGTTGTCTCATGATAAGCAAAAGATGGATCATCCTATTGAAGTAACTGAGATTGAGTATCTTGAGGATGGGGATGCTAAGCAAGTTGTAATGGTAGGGTCAAAAGATATTGCAGATGCTTGTTGTGGCAGTGTGGTTAATTGTTTGTATGATGTTAAGCCACCACATACAACAAAAGAAATCCAAGAAGTATTTAGCAATATTCAAAAGATGTTCGAAGGACAATCATCAGATATTATAAAGTTTGTCGATAAGAGGGGTAAGGAGATATTGGGAACAAAGGAGTCTGTTAAAATGGATGTCAATAATCTAAAGGATTTTTTTGACGAAATTCGGTGAGTTATGTCTAGTTTACCTACCTTGACTCAGGATGAGTCCAAAAATATTGTAATGCAGTATAAGCATAACAACGATGAAGAGTCTGTTAAAATCTTGGTAGCTCAATATGATAAATTGATTGTAGGTTATCTATATAAGTATAGAAAGAGATACAAACATATTGTTGACGAGCAAATGCAAGATCTGTATCATCTTGCTATTTCTGCTATGTTGCAAAGCTTTAGGGTATTCCCTGATGATATGGAGTCGAGATGGCTTCCTGGGTGGATATTAGCTTATGTTAAAGCAGCATTGAGGAAAGAGTATTCATACAAAATTTTTGAACATAAATTACGTGTTCCTCTTTTAACTGTGGAATCAACATGTTCTTACATTGACACTAATATTGACGAGTGTTGTGCAAAGATAGATTTGCAAAGTATCTTCGATAAGAATATTTTAACTGAGTTCGAGATGGATCTCATTCATAGAAAGTTTTTGAAACAGCAGAAATTACGAGAAATTGCGGAAGATATAGGAGTAAATGTAATGCGGGCTAATTATTTGATCTCGTGTGCTCTTCTAAAGATTCGTAAAACTTTGGGGAATAAGCTTTAAGGGGGATATTTTGGGTAAAGGTAGTAGGAGACCAAGAGGTAGAAACAGAGTAGGGCGATGTTTACTACATAAGAAATGGCTTACTACTGTATATATGTGTGGGAAAGACTATAATTGTTCTAATTGTATTCATTTTCGCCCTTGGAGGGCAATATCAAAAGAAGCTAAGAGAAGATGAATGATACTTTAAATTTAATTATTGTTATATGTTTGATTGCTATTTTATGGTTGGTTTGTTTAGTATGTATTTTTCAAGAGGATTTTGGGATTTTTCTGAAAATGTTCTTCGAGTTTATTAAGACCGATGTTTTGTCTCCACAATATGATTGGAGGTAAAATGAGGGATATAATTCTAAGCCAAGAAGAACGAGATAGAATGAACAAGGCATATAATAGAATGATTAAAAAGGGTAAAATTATTGTAATGAGAGATCCATCGAAGATGTGGCCCAAAATGCGGAAGAATTACAAAGCGTCTAATACTGAGAGGAGAAGTAATGTCTAAGAAAATAGCATTGATTACAGGGGTTACTGGTCAGGATGGTAGCTATCTTTCAGAACTGTTGTTGTCAAAAGGATATGAGGTTCACGGTATAGTTCGAAGGGCATCTTCGATTAACACGAAAAGAATTGATCATATCTTTGATCCAGAGAGCCGTCAATACATACATTATGGAGACCTCTCTCAAGGAATTGATACTCTAATCAATGATATTAAGCCTGATGAAATCTATAATACTGCGGCACAATCTCATGTAAAGGTATCTTTTGATGTTCCAGTATATACAGGAGATGTTAACGCTTTGGGTGTTACGAGGATATTAGAAGCTATAAGAAGATTGAAGATGACTGATAAGATAAAGTTTCTTCAGTGTAGTTCGAGTGAAATGTTTGGGACTACATTACCCCCACAGAACGAACATAGTTTGTTTCAACCCGTTAGTCCTTACGGAGTAGCTAAGTTGTATGGGTATTGGATTACGAAATCATATCGAAAAGCTTACAATATGTTTGCTTGTAACAGTATATGTTTTAACCATGAAAGTCCGAGAAGGGGAGAGACATTTGTAACAAGGAAGATTACTAAGGCAGCATGTAGGATTAAGTTGGGACTGCAGAAGAAATTGCAATTGGGGAATCTCGATGCTATGAGAGATTGGGGGCATTCGAAGGATTATGTAAGAGCTATGTGGATGATAATGCAACATGATGTGCCTGATGATTATGTTATCTCAACTTGTGAGACTCATACAGTTAAGGAATTCGTGTCGAAGGTCTTTGCATATCTAGGAATGAATTGGGAAGACTATGTTGAGGTAATAGATGACCTAAAACGACCCAATGAAGTTCCCGCTCTTCTTGGGGATTCTACGAAGATACGAACTCGTCTTAGATGGAAGAATGAAGTCAGTTTTGATGATTTAGTTAAGGAAATGGTTGATAGTGACATGGAGATTGAACGGAGGAATCTAAAGTGAAATTGATAGAAAAACATTCTGATGAACGAGGTAAAATTTTTCTTCTTGCGGATGATTTAGGTAATCTCTCAGAAATTACTATCTTCTTAACAAACAGGGGATATGCTCGTGGAGGATGTATCCACAAAGATTCAGACGAGCATACTTGCGTTATTAAGGGGGCTGTTCTGTATAATTTGGGGAATGATCCTCTAAAGGATGAGCCAAAGGTGTTGATTGAGGGTCAATCTATGAAAATTCCTAAAAACACTCCACATTACTTCTTTGCTCTTGAGGATTCGATAGTATTGGAGTGGGGTCCAAAACCATCAGAGAAGAAGGAGAAACATGAGGAGACAAGAAGAATAGTTGAGTTTCTCAATGCAATGAGGAAAAAATGAACATCCCACAATACGAACCAAAAATAGATTACAGTGATTTACGGAAGAGAATGAATGATTATCTTACTTTTGAGAATAGTCCATATCTTACCGAACATAAGTTGACGAGACAATTTGAGAAGACTTTAGCAGAGTTTCTTGGGACGAAACATGCTATCTGTGTTAATAATGGAACGATATCACTAAGTTTAGCTTTGTTAGCTAATGGCGTCCAACCAGGAGATAGAGTTCTTGTTCCGTCAATTTCGATGATAGCTACAGCAAATGCCGTTAGGTTAATTGGAGCAGTTCCTGTATTTACTGATGTGGATAGCGAAACTGGACTTATGACAGAGTTGGCACTAAAGAATGCTATAGACGAATATTGTTTGGTATATCCACCTGTTGCAGTTATTTATGTTAGCCTCAATGGGAGATCAAGAGGTTTTGAAAGTATCAAAACTTTTTGTAATCAAAGAAAGATTGCACTTATTAGTGACGATGCCCAATCATTTGGTTCAAAGTATGAAAATGGTAATTATATGGGGAATTGGGAAGGGATTAGTAGTTTCTCTTTGAGTATGCCAAAGATAATAACAACAGGTCAAGGCGGATTTTTGACTACAAACAATGATAATGTGGCAGAGTTGTTGAATCAATTGAAGAACTTTGGTCGAACAGAGACTGGGGGGTTGGATTATTTTGAGAGGTTTGGAATAAACTCAAAGTTCACTGACCTGCAAGCTATAGTAGGTCTATCGCAGATGCTGGATATAGATTGGAGGACACAGAATAAGAAGCTTATTCAGAGGTATTATAAAGATATACTTGGCAATATGATTGGGGATTTTAGGGAATATGAGACTCCTTGGTTTGTTGAGTTGAAATGTGACGGAATGCGGGAAGAGATTTCTCGAAGATTGAGGGCAAATGGTATTGGAACGAGGGATGCATATAAACCTATGTATAAATATTTCGAATATATCACTCGCAGAGATTATGAAGGTATATTCTACTATTCTAATGCAGAGAGATGGTCAGAGGACACATTATGGCTTCCATCTTCATTGAATTTGTCCTACAGTCAAATTAAGTATATTTGCGACTTGATTACATCTCAGTAATATGAAATTAGCCGTAGTTATTCCTACATATAAACGATTACATAAGTTACAGAGATGCGTGAATTCTTTGAGGAATCAAACTTATACGGATTTTACTACTTTTATTATTTTTGATAATAATGATGTAGAGACATATAACAAAGCTGATTTTGGGGGGAATATAAAGACTTATTTAGTGAGGGAACATCTCTACGTGGCAGGATGTTGGAATTGGTTTACCAAGAATTGTTGGGAAGACACAATGGACGGAATGGTTTGGTTGTGCGATGATATAGAATTATATTCAGATTGTTTGGAGCAAGCTGTTTCTTGCTATAATAAGACGTATAAAGATTTTAGCGGTGTGGTAGGATTAACTCAAGAATGTCCTGGTCATCCCGAGTATACTTGGAAGCCTTATGGACAATGTATATTGGGGAAAGATTTCATAAATTTATACCCTGAGCGACAGGTTTGTTGTCCTGATTATAAATTTCTCTATCAGGACGAAGAAATGTATAAATTTGCTAACTATCTCAATTCGTTTGTGCTATGCGAAAACGCTAAGTTAAAGCATTACCACCCTTCGTTTATGAAAGAAGAAGTAGATGAAACTCATATTATTGGTCGAGTAGAAGACGTTAAAGCTCGTGATACAAAGGTCTATCTTGAGAGGAAGAGACGAGGACTTGTTTGGGGCAAGACATACGAACTTATAACAAAGGGGTCTGTATGAATCCAACAACTTTACCCCCATGGGAACAGGGTGTTCGGCAAGGCGGCAATATGGATAAATTGGCAATGTATGAGAACTTGCTGACATTTAAACGGATAATGGACAAGAATGGTATTCCTTTTGTCTTTATTTTCGGTGGGTTGTTGGGACTTATCCGTGGGGGTGATTTAATAGATTACGATACTGACGTTGATTTTGCTTGTTTTGGGGAATACCATACAAAGATGGCTCCGGTAGTTAAGGAGATGCGGGAAAATGGATTCAATGTATTGGACAGGGATATTTGCCCATTACATGATCATTTTATGATACGAAATGGCGAAAAGATTGAACTTTGGTGGTTTGACCGTATAGGCGATAAAAGAATTTATGATTACAAAGTTCAGTATGACAGAAGGTTTTTCGATGTTTTAGAGGAAGTGACTTTCTTAGGGGTAAAGTGGAAAGTGCCCTTTAACCCTAAAAAGTTTCTAGAAATCACTTATGGTCCTACATGGGTTACTCCAAACCCAAATGGGTCTTATATACTCGGAAGGGATGCAAAATGAAATTTACAGTTGTTATTCCATATTGTTATGGTGGAGATGAGTTAAGGATTACTGCAGTTAAGAATTTATTGGATTCCATAGACGCACAATATCATAGAGATTTTGAGGTGATTGTTGTCGAGCAACTTGTAAAGGTTAAGGAGAGGTCTTTCCCCTTCGTGTCGAGGGTAAAAGAGGTGATTGTTATTAAAGACCCTTGGGATAGATGGTTCAACAAGAGTTGGTGTATCAATGTAGGAGTGAAGTCTGTTACAACTGATAATGTGCTGATTATTGATGCTGATAGCTTATTCGGAAGAGAATATTTTAGTCTTGTTCTTGACTTTGCTAAGAAACACGAGTTCTTTCATGGGTATAGTTGGATAGTTTTGCTTCCAGGGAGAGACAACCCACTTGTAAGAATAAGACCACACTCAGATAGAGAGATATATACTCCAGATAAGATGTATGGGATATATGCAACTGGGGGGACTTGGTTTACTTCGACAAAGTTTTATTGGGAGACGTTAGGGGGTATGAATGAATCATATTTTGGGTATGGTGGTGAAGATGGGGATATGTGGAGTAGAGTAAATTATGTGTTCAAAGGACAGATACCTGAACTAGATTATCCAATAGTTCATCAATATCATCATTGGCATCCTGCTGATGGGGCTAATCCACTGGATTTGGAAAAGATGAGAGCTATATCAGCAGTTACGGCAGAGAATCCAGAGCTTATTATACAAAGATTGAAGGAAGTTCAATTGGGAGACCGAGCTTGTCCCACATTGATTAAAATGTTGTGAGAAAGGGTTGAGTGCAATGAATAGGGATATACGAATGGTTATATGCCAGACGGAGTGGCCATTAGATAAGACTTTAAGACATTATCGTAAGATGACTCCCAAGCGTTCTGGTAGGTGGCAGAGGCTTGTTGGAGTAGATAGAATTGAGGAGGCAGATCTTGCAGTTATAATAGATTATACTATCTTTGAGCTTCCGAAACATATAAAGAAAGTCTATATGGGGGCACACCCCTACGGTCATACTGTAGGATATAGATGTTTTGATGAATATAAGGGTGACCCTAATACTTTAGGTATTCACGATTTACGAGATGATGCAGGTTTTGGGGAGTGGTGGTTAGAAGAGGATTACGATACTTTATCTGCATTAGAGCCTCCGAAGAAAACGAAAAAATTGATTTCAATTATTAGTGAGAAGACAGCCTCCGAGGGTCATATTGCTAGAAGGAGGTATATGGAGAAGTTTTGTAAGCAATACCCGAATGATATAGAGATTTGGGGTAGGATACAGCCTTTTCCAGAAGAGCCTAACATAAAAAGATGTTACAAAGGAATTCTGGGTTATACAAGACAAGACCCAAACTTTGCCGAATATCATTATATGGGCAAGACGCAGATACTGAAAGACACAAGATATATTTTGGAGCATGACGATAATTTTGGGTGTGTTCATTATTTTAGTGAGAGGTTTTTTGACGATTTACTTCTATGGTGTTTTCCTATCTATCACGGCGGTGGACAGATAGATAGATATTTACCCAAGAATTCCTTCCGAACGTTCGATTACAATACAGACCCAAAAGAGATAATTGAGATGGCTAATAGTGATTTTAGGGAGAAGCATATAGAGGATATGAGAGAGGCAAGACACTTGTTGTTAAATAAATACCAGATGTGGGCTAGGGTATGGGAAGATGTAAAGGGTAAGATGTAATGACAAAACTCCATCTTTGTTCGGGTGACATCTATATGCCAGGATATATAAATTGTGATATTAGGGGGACAATTTATACTTCTGACATGGGCGAGATGCCTAAAATAAGTTTGGATAATTATTATTCTGGTCGGGAGATAGGAAAGAGGGGTAATATTATAGTAGATAAGTTGATGGATATAACGAAGCCTTGGGATTTTGAATCAGGTTCTGTGGAAGAAATAGTTATGATTTCTGCAATAGAGCATTTCCCCCCCAATACAGCGAAGTTTATAGTATCAGAGATTAAACGAGTTTTAAAGTCAGGTGGAGTATTGAGGGTAGATTTCCCCGACATTCCGAAAACAATTAAACAATATTACGAATACGATCCAGAATATTGTATGAGACTTATCTATTGTAATCATAATGATGAATACTCCCAGCATAACTGGGGGTATAGCATTATATCTTTTGTGGATTTGTTGGGCGATGGATGGGAAAAGATAAGCATTAAGGATATTGTAAAACACAACTATCCGATGATAGGGGTTGAAGCTGTGAAAGAATAAATTGGAGGTGTGCGATGGATAAAGAAAAATTGCTATCAGAGATTCTAACTGCTCTCTATACTTTAGCTTCGAGGGTATACTGGCAGAGTAATGAATCTTGTGGAGACTCTTTTGAGGAAGCATGTATTGATAATTGTAAACATTGGAGGCAATGCGAGCTAGAGTCTAAAATTAAAGATATGTTGGAGAAATATGCAAAATAAACTGTCGCTTATTATAGCTTATACTCATAACGACAAAGACGAGAATAGGCTTATAGGGCTTACGGCTTTGATGGATTCGATAGGGTCTCAAACATATCGAAATTTCGAGACCATTGTTGTCGAAGACCTGCAAGGTAAAGAGAGTGGTTTGTTCCCGTTTAAGAACAAAGTTGACAAGGTAATAACTATAACAGATCCAGAGAAGAGGAAGTTTAACAAGAGTTGGGTAATGAATGTAGGAGCAAGGTATGCATCTACCGACAATCTTATACTCATAGATGCGGAGATTAAGTTTGGCAAGGACTTTCTGCAAAAGGTTGTAGATTTTATGCCTGGAAAACCCGTGTTCAACTGCTGGTCTGAATATGTTTGTATGCCAGGGAGAGACAACCCTAATGAGAGAAGACATTATTTTCCGAGAACAATACGGGCAATGATAGGTGCTTGGTTTTGCAATAAACATTTCTATTTCAAAACTTTAGGGGGGTATACGGAGAACTATTTTGGGTATGGTGCAGAAGACAATGCAGTGTTTCATCGAATTAAGTATTTGCATGAGCCTAATGATGATATAAGAAATAGAGCAGATTTTTGGAAATTGTCTGAATGTAATATACCCATAATGCCATATACGATATACCATATTTATCATCATTGGCACCCTGCTGATGGTCCTGACCCTATATTGCCGAACGATAATCATGCTACATTAGCTTATGAACATGCTCATCCTTGGGAAGTTATACAGAAACTTAGAGTAGCTGATATAGGGAATCCAAAGCACCCAACGCTAATAGATATTCAAATTACTAGAGTTTGAGGAGCAATAAATGAATAAAAATTTTTAATTGTGGAAAAGAACTTGTTCTTAAAAAATCTAAAAGATGCAAATCTTGTCACTGTAGACATAACAATAATAGACAAGGTGTTCTTGAAAAGATACGAAAGAAAGCTCAAGGTAGACTTCATAGTGAAGAGACAATAATAAAAATGCGAGAAAACAATGCCGGAGATGGGTTGTCATAAGAAGTATGAGAGAAAACCAAGTATTCTATTTGATATTTTGGAGGAAAATAAATATGAAAGCAGCAATAGTATGTAGTGGATATGATAAGTATTCTGTGTTGTGGCCTTATTTAAAGCATGGTTACGATAAGTATTGGGCAGATTGCTTATGGCCTAAAATCTTGCTGACAAGTGAACTTGAAGCTCCTGAAGGATTTGTTACGGTCAAGACACATGTTCCCAAAGATTGGGCAACTCATATAATTAAGGGCTTGAGTGTAATAGATGAAGATATTATTCTTTTTTGTATGGATGACTTTTGGATTTCTGGTCCAGTTCAGACAAAAACATTATCAAAGTTTATTGATTATTTTTCTGTATTAGATATAGATCATATTAGATTACTTCCTCCCGCTTATCAATATATAGACAAGATACGAGGTGGTGGAAAAGTAACTCCAGAGCGAGAGTGTAAGTATGTTACGACATTTGATGAAAAGTTGTGGGTATTTCAAGATGATGCAGAATATAGAGCTTCAGCAACTATTGGGTTGTGGAGGAAGGATATTTTCCTGGGCTATCTTAAAGACGGAATGACACCTTGGATATTTGAGCAAGAGGCTGGAATAGCAAGTAGAGGTAATGATAGATATTTGTGTTGTGTAGACCCTTTTGTATTCCCTACACCTTGGTATTGTAACCCTTATCCCAACGGTAAGAATAGTGTTGTATCGAGAGGAAAATGGGATATTCCTGCTTACGAATATGCTGCTTATGAGGGATTAAATATAGATTTTACAGTAAATCCGGATGGAACTGATGGAACCGATAATTTCAAAAAATATAAGGCTTCGTTATCCAGAACTTTTTAGCGTAGATGAGGGGGCTATAATAGACGATTTCTGTTATATCTCTACAAAGCTTATAGTGGGGAAATACAGTCATATAGCTTCTGGATGCTCTATTGCGGGTGGTAAGAATTATCTGTGTAAGATAGGAGATTTTTGTAGTTTGTCATCAGGAGTAAAAGTCTGGTGTAGTTCAAGTGACTTCGTAAATGATTTGGTTATTCTTAATATGGGTATAGACACTGGAGCGAGGTTTTGCTCTGGAGATGTTATATTTGAGAACTATACTGGGGTTGGGACTAATAGTGTCATAATGCCTAACAATACTATTCCAGAGGGAACTGTCATTGGAGGAATGAGTTGGGTAAAGGCAGGGTATAAATTTGAGCCTTGGATGGTTTATGCCGGTATTCCTATTAGACCTATAAGAAAGAGGAACAAAAAGAATGTATTAAAGCAAGTTGAGATATTGAAAGAGAAACTTCTATGATAGCAATTATTCTGGCAGCAGGTAAGGGAGAGAGACTACAACCAATAACTAATACTCTTCCGAAGTGTTTGGTTGATGTAGGCGGGAAAGAGATATTGGGTTGGCAATTAGAGACAATAGGATTGTTTAAGTTTGATAGGATAAAAATAGTAGTCGGATTTGAACATCAACAGATAAGGGAATATGTTGAGAAGAACTATCCAAATTTGAATGTCGAGTTTGTTTACAATTCTGATTTTGATACGAAGAACAATAGTTATTCCCTTCAATTAGCACTACAAGGTGTGCGTTCGAATGATGTTGTATATATCTTCAATGCAGATGTCATATTTCATCCGGAGATGCTAAAAACTTTAGTAAATGATAAAAGTTCTAATAGTGCTATTGTTATAAGAAAACATTGCACAGATGATGATATGAAAGCATTGGGTAGTGGTAAGAGAATTACGAGGCTAGGGAAGGACGTTTATTCAGGAGAAGTTGTAATTGGCAAAGCATTGGGGTTATATAAAATATCAACTATAAAATTATTGAATGTTATATTGGCTGAATTAGACAAAAATCATTATTTTAATGAGGCTATTAGCTTATGTTCAGAGATTGTCCCATTAGTGGCAATTGATTGCACTCATTACTACAATGTTGAGATAGATACAGAAGACGACTTGAACGAGGCAAGGGATATTTTAAAATGGGGAGACTCGGAGTGGAATCAAGGAGCAAGAAGATTCACTCCCCTTAACACAAACAATGCTCTTGAACTGTTGTTAGAAGTTAAAGAAGTATTCTCTAAATTCGGCGTAGAATACTTCTTCATTTTTGGGTTAGCATTGGGAGCATACAGAAATAGAAAATTTATACCTTGGGACACTGATCTCGATATTGGTTGTTATTTGGAGGACAGGGAAAAAGTTTTTAGGGCTGAAGTTGAACTTCAAGAGCGAGGAATTTACATTCCGAAGTATGGGAATTACTACTATGACAGATGGTATATTAAGAATAAGGAGAAGATTGAATTACACTTTTTCGAGCAGGTAGGAAATTACAGAGTATACGATATGTATAGATGTAATTTTAGTTTCCCTGCTGATATGATAAATAAATTATCTAATATTAAAATTTATGGACATACATTCAAAATACCGTCAAGAACAGAAAAGTTTATTGAACTAAGTTATGGTAGAGATTGGAGAACGCCTATAAGGAACCAGAAAACTATACAACTACCTGGTGGGGGTAAACCTCCCGAAAGAAGAAAGACTATGGCTATATTGGGCGATTTCAACCCTTTTTCGACAGAAAAACTTAATATTATGCTGGAGATACAAAAGAAGTGTAAAGTATTTGTTCTAGTTCATACGGATAGGTATTTGATATCGCACAATAAATTTCCAATTTCTTTATCAGAGATAGAGAGAATGCAAATATATAGGCATATGAGAGCAGATTTTGATTCTCAAGTAGTGGACGATAGTTCTGATTGTATAGTTGATTGGCTATACAAGAATAGACCAGATTATTATTATAATATAGATGGAGATGCCCCTACAACTTATGAAGCCGAAGTTTGTAAAAAACTTGGAATAAAGATAGTAACTAATGAAAATTGGAGAGAAGAACTTAATGTATAGTCAATATCACGAGGATGACAAAATATTTAAGTTTATAGAGAAGAAAGACAGAGGATTATATATAGACATAGGTGCTGGGAATCCTATACAATATTCGAATACTTATATGCTTTATCAGATGGGTTGGCATGGGTTGTTGATTGAGCCGTGTCCTGTATTGATACCGAGATTAAAGGAAGTTAGACCTAATGATATATTATACGAGGGAGCAATTCTTGATTTTGATGGTTCTGTTGTCGTATTTTCGAAGGAAGAATATGGAATTACATCAAAATCTTATATATTTAAAAGCCATATAGAGAAAGCAAAGAAAGAGGGGTATGGGGAACATTATTGGATGAGACCATGTTGTAAGCTAAAGACTTTGTTGAAGAAATACCCACAATTCAACGATGCAGATTTTGTGAGTATTGACGTTGATGGGAATGAAGATGCTGTGTTGAGTAGTGTAGATTTCGACATATTTCGACCAAAGCTTATTCTAATTGAGTATATTCTTCGTCATGAAGATCAAAGACCGAGATGGGAACATCTCATCAATAAACACTATGATATGGTGGACAATGAAACAAGCAATGCGTTCTATAAGAGGAAGTCTAATGATTGAACTTCTACATAGACTTCAAGACGAGTGCCAAACATTCAAAGTTCCTAATGAATCTTTGTATGAGAAGAAGAGGGAGGTAACGTCAGTTTTTGGCTCTAACCATTACGAATTCTTCTATCTTCTTATGAAGGCATTAAAGCCAAGCGTTGCTGTTGAGATAGGAACTCACTATGGATTGTCTGCTTTAAGGATACGAGAAGTTTGACTTGCCTTTGGTTCATAAGAATTTCAACTTAGGAGTGATTGTTCAAAATGGGTAGGGTATTTGTTTCTGAAGAGCAGAGAGAGAGATAATTAGAGAGTATAGACAATATTGTGTATGTAAAAAAAGATTGGAAGGGGGTAAAGCCTTATGAGGGATTACTGGGCGATTAGGGCGAAGAGATATAATGGGTTGAAGTGGGTAAATAGTGATAATCTCCTCCAAGCTCTTCTTGAATTTAGCAAAATTAGTAAGAGTGATGAAGTTCTGGATGCTGGGTGTGGAACAGGGGTAGTAGCTAATGCAGTTGCAAGCATTAAAGTGAAAAAGGTAGTAGCTATAGATAAATCAGAAGATATGCTCAAATCGGGTAAGTTTCACAAGGATGTTATCACGAGGTGTTGCGACATAGAAGAAGTTACGACTTTTGACAAGATAATAGCAAGAATGGTATTTCATCATTTGAAAGATGTTAGGAAAGCATTAAGAAATCTCTATAATATAACTAATCCAGGAGGTTGGGTAATTATTCAAGAAGGGGGAGTTTTACCTTCTAAAGACAAGAAAGTTCGAAAGTGGTATGCTGATATGATGGCATTGAAGGAGAAAAGGCATAATTTCACTGAAGAAGAGCTTAAAGGACATTTCAAAGCCGTAGGATTTAAGAACATATCTACTTGGCTGGTTATTGACGATGAGTTTAGCATTAACAATTGGTTGAAGAATTCTGGTCAGAGTAAGGCATTGCAGAACAAGATATACAAACTCCATCTAAATGCTCCTCAATATGTCAAAGATGCCTATAATATGCGAATGGTTGATGATGAGATATTTATTGACTCTCGTGTATTATTCATCAAAGGGCAGAAATGAGGCAGTTCACGGTTTGCTACTTATCGTGGCATTTCCAATCTCCTGATATATTCCTCCAATATTTGCGGAAGATGACTCCCAATCAGAGTTGTAAATGGAAAGAAATGTCAGCTACAACTGATTTTACGAAGGCTGATTTTATAGTTGTTTTCGACGGATGCAAGGAGAAAGTCCCTAATGAAAGAGCCATCTATGTAGGACAACATCCTTATGTAGGTAATGGTTTATCTCCTTCTTTTCGGACATTCAACGACAAAAAGTGTTTAAGAGCAATCAGGTTGGATAGGGATCTGAATTGCGGCGAATGGTGGATTGACTATACATATGATCAACTTGTATCTATGCAACCTACAAAGAAGGAGAAAGAGATTTGTTGTATAATGACATACAAGAATATAAATTCAATGTATATGCAGAGAGTATTGTATATGCAACAGTTGTCGAATTATTTATTAAATAAAAATTATTATTATTTAGATATTTACGGGAGACCAGAAGAGAATTTCAGAAACGACTCGAAACTGAAAGTTTTCTATAGGGGATTTCTTGGGGCGAACAACCCTAATGGGTTGTTGAATGAGCATACAATAGGGAAGAACATAATAAGCAAGTATAGATATTCGCTGGAATTTGATGTTGGTCCCACAAAAAACTTCATTTCAGAGAGGTTTTACGATGCGATATTATTATGGACTATGCCAATCTATTTTGGTTCTACAAATGTAGATTTTTACATCAACAAGGACTCTTTTGTCTACACGGACATCTACAACATTAAGGATGCGGAATTTGAAAAGATACGAAAGCTTGTTGAAAGTTCTTATAGGGAAGAGAATTTACATGCTATATCAGAAACAAGAGACCTCTTATTGAACAAATACCAGACTTGGCCTTATATCTACAACGTTTTGAAAGAATATGTATGAAATGGGTTATCAGTATAAAGAGAAGACTCAAAGTTTTTGGTTTTATTAACTTTGGGTTATATCCTGATAGGAGTTATTAAAATAGCTAAATGGGCTTATTTAGACAACAACAATAATAATGAATTTAAACGGTAAAAAAGTGGGTTATAATATTTATATAGTGAGTGTAGTGGAAAGAGGCAAAAGTTGGTTTATAAATAAAAAAATATAAAGGTAGAAATGTCTGAAGTAAAACAACCCTTCTATATTCAATTGTTGAAAAAGATAGGCTTGATTCAAAAGCCTATTTCTATTACTACTGACGTAGTAAGACAAAGAGATACTCTCAATCAAGACCAGGTAAAGATAATCTTAGATACTGGAGTGACTAATAGTAGTCTTTCTGAAATGCTGATGCAGAATACATTAGTATCTTCAGAGAGATTACAAGTATACCAGGAAGTTGAAAGATGTCTTGTTGGCGAGACTAAGATCAGTTTACTTGACGGAACAAATCCCTCAATTAAAGAGATGGCTGACAACGCTGAAAAGTATGTTGGCAAGAGTGTTTATAGCATAAACCCAAAGTCACTTCAATTTGAACCAGACAAGATAGTCTGGGTGAAGAAGACTTTGGAGAATGCTACTTTGATGAGGGTTCATTTAGATAACGAACAGTATGTTGATTGCACTCCAGATCATAAGTTCATGATGAGAGATGGTAGCTTTAAAGAAGCAAGGATGTTAGATCTTGGAGATTCTCTAATGCCCTTATATATCTCAAACAACAAAATGTTTGGGATACTGAGTGAATATCAGAGCATCTATAATCCAGCTGATAACAAGTTTCATCTGATTCATTGGTTAGTTATGAAGTTTTTGACTGGGAAAGCTATTGCTAAAAAGAACAATGACTATCAGAATTTAGAGAGCAAGAAATTTTGTTCTAATAATTGCAGATATGCTAGTATGAAGGGAAAGCTTGTATTAAACCATAAGGTTACTCGCCTTGAATATCTTAGACACAAAGCAGATACCTATGATATTCAGACCGAACACAATCATAACTTTGCTCTTGATGTTGGGATTTTTGTCCATAATAGTTTATCTCATCCGATAATGGCAGGTGCATCAGAGGCTTATGCAGATTACGCAACTACAAAATCAAATATAACAGGTTCTACTGTTTGGATAACTTCAGACAGCAAGGTATATCAATCTGAACTAACTAGATTGCTGGCTAACATAGAGATAGAAGAGAGGATATTCGATTGGGCATGGAGCACTGGTGTATACGGGGATACTTGGTTATACATTCATGCCCAAGAAGGAGTAGGGATAATAAGTATAGACGACAACTCACACCCCTCTGATTATTGTAGATTAGACTACAACGGTAGATTGTTGGGGTTTTATCGCACACCTCAAGGACAATATACTGGAGGTGGGGTAAACACTATAGACTTGATTCCCCCGTATCAACTAGTTCATATGAGGCTTCTGGGCGTAAAGACTAAAAGACCCTTATACAACTGCAATTCTTTCAGTGAATTTCGGACTATCAACTTAATGGCACCAGATCCGAGGAGGATAACTACAAAATACGGAAATTCACTCTTATCGAATGCTTTGCCTATATACAAGAGATTGAGGATGGCAGAGGATTCGATTATGTTAGCAAGGTTAAGTAAGGGAACAATCAAGTATATCTACAAAGTAAAGGTGGAGTCTGGCAATCCTTCTGCTGCTGCTCTTATCATAAAGCAATATCAACAACTGCTAAAGAGGACAATGGCTATAAACCCATCAGGTCAAACAGATGGATCTGCTGCATTCTTTCAGGATAGGACTAACATGTTGGGGTCAGTGGAAGATGTGATTCTACCTGTATTTGGAGATACTAATGATGTTGTGATAGAGAAATTGGGAACGGATACTGATATAAAGTGGATTGTGGATGTAGATGATTTAAGAAATCAATTAGCTTGTGCTTTGAGGATTCCTCTGCAACTTCTTGGGGGATACATAAACGAGGGAACTGGTGCATTAGGGGCAACATCATTGGGTAAACTCGATATAAGGTTTGCTAGGACAGCAAGGAGGCTCCAAAGGGCTGTCTTGAATGGTATAAAGAAGTTATGTCAAGTTCATCTTGCATACTTGGGATACGACCCAGATCCGAGGTTGTTTGATGTGCATATAACAGAAACTTCTTCTGCGGAAGAATTAGAAACTCAAGAAGCGTTGGATAAATCATTAGATGTGGTTCAGAAGTTTATAGAAATGTTATCGGAATTCATTCCAGAAGATAAATTGAACAAATTGGCATTAGTAGATTACTTTAATCAGAAACTACTCAAACTTGACGATTTTAACCTAGAGGAATTCTTAAAGTTGTCGGAGAACATAAAGAAAGAGGCTAATGTTCAGGGGAAAGATATAGTTAAATTGACTGAAGCATTAGGGTTGTTGAGAAGGAACATAAATTGCCTCAAAGTAGGATTGGGTAGACCAAAACCGATAGACGAGGATCTTGATTTGAGGTCATATCTACCTGTGAATGAGACTGTGTCTGCAAGTTGGCAGAGGACAAAACAAGAATGGGAAGAAAAAGTTAAAGAAATAAAAATTACTAGGATAGAAGAGAAAAGCGAGTAAAGTAGTATATGGGCGTCTGGTTGGTTGCGAAGTTGAAGTTGTTGAAGATAAAGATTTTGATGAAAATGTTGGAAAAGAATTTAAGAAAAGTATATTGAAAAGAGCATTATGGAAAGACTTACACCAGAAGAAAAAAGTAGAGTAGAACAATACAGACAAGAGAGTGATACTACTATCGACAACTCCCTACGGGAACAAGTTTTGCGGAGGCTTTCCTCGTTATATGATACAACAACCCCTCCGGTTGAAACTAAAATTCCGCCTACTTCAGGCGAGAGGAAAGCTTCCGCATCTAATTCTAAGAAGTCTATTCTACTTGAATTTGGCAAGAGAGTTCAAAATGGGGAATCTCTTGAACAACTTGTAGAAATATATTCGAAGATATTGAATATACTAGCTAGTGAGCAAGTTGAAAAAGAAGGAGAAAGTCTTACAGAACTGCTTGAGAAGACTTTAATCAATCGAAAAGAGCAAGATGAAGCAGAAAGTGAAGTAGAACAAGAAACACGACAACAAATTCTAAATTCAATCTCAATCCCCCAAAACCAACTGGATGAGAAAGTAAAAGACATTATGAAGGGGATTTTCTCTTGAGTCTCTCTGAAAAAGAACTAATAAAAAGACTTAGTATAGCTGAGTTGGCATTTAAAGGGACAAAGTATCAACCGATACTTGATGATTGTATTGTCTATTATAATAAAGACAATCTTCAAGGTCTTCAAGATTCACTCGATTCCCTCCCAACTGCAGAACATCTATTTAGGGAAATGTTGGAAAAACTATCCCATCCTAAACCTTTCGGTAAGCCTATCTACAAGACAATGAAGAGGATAATAGAAGGTAAGCCAATTAGTTCAGCAGAGAGAATGAAAGCTTACTTTAGTTTTTGCACACATGTATGTATAGAACTAGAAAAGGGTAATGGGGAATATAAACTATTGCTTAATCACATTTACGAAAAGATTGGGGAGGCTATATATGGACAGAAAGTTTGACGAGTTATACGGGTTGGTTAGAGATAGTGTAATGGAGGTTAAAGAGGCTATTACCGGAAAAACTACTTATAGAAATTTGAAAAAGGGGGATTGTATACTAGATAACGGAATATTACTTAGGGTAAATGGACTTTTTCCTACAAGAGGCGAGGATATGAAGCTTCTGGTGGATAATTACTTAGGAGACCGTTGGGTAATTTTGTTATCCCCGCAGGAGTTGGATCAAGAGGTAGATTTACAAGCCCCACCGAGGGAGGGGAGGTAATATTATGTATAATGGGTTATACGATAGAATTAAGAAAATAAATGAAGTTGATCTCAGATCCCTTAACTTGGGATTGAGCCAGAGAGGGCGAGGAGAATATTTACTAATACAGTAAGAAAAGCTGGATTTCAACTTCCTAAAAAGGGCAAGAATGAATATATTTGAGTTTTACGACAAGATTGAATTTAAAGAAGAAGCTGAAATGCTCATTCATAGGATTCAGAAAATGGGCTCTGACGTAATTATAGGAGCAGATGGGATTATCAACGTAGAAGGAGATGTAAACATTTCTGGGAGTTTTTACAGAAGACTTCCTGTGAGATTCGGTAAAGTAGATGGAGATTTCCTGGCCCACTTTTCTGATTTGGAGACTTTAGAGGGAGCACCTAAAGAAGTAACTGGGTTATTTGATGTAACATCGTGTAATCTCAGAAGTCTTGAAGGTGGTCCAAATAACCCAACAAGGGGTATTATTGCAGTGATAACTTCCTTACATCTCTCAAAGGAGTCCCTGAAGTTATTAACGGTCATTTTGATTGTAGCGACAATTTCATTGACTCGTTGGAATACTTCCCGAAAGTGGTCAATGGAAATGTGGTTGTCTTTGGTAACAAGAAAATTTGGACAGAGGAAGAAATAGAGAAAATCTGCAAAGTATCTGGATACATAGTAACAGATGGAATTTAGCGTTATACGCGTATAAATCGGTTTTAACGTGATTTTTTAAGTTTATAGCCCCCTTTAGTCGTAGAAGTGGGGAAAATCATTTATAGAGGCTCTAAACTGGGTAAAATGAGGTTTTAAAATGACACCGAAGAAGGAATTTTGCTTTATATCGGGAAATCTATTTAAAAAGGAGTAAATGATGATTGATATACCGAATCTTCCGTTAGAGGAATTCGAGGTTCCAAGTAATGAAATCAAGTCGTCTCTTGGGATAAAGAATGAATATACGGGGTCTGTTGAATTTGGTATTGTAGGATGCGGACAAGCAGGAGGAAGACTTGCAAAGAGTTTCTACGATCACGGATATAAGAAATGTCTTGCTATAAATACTGCAATGGCTGATCTGAATCCCCTACAACTTCCCAACGAACAAAAACTCAAGATAGGAGAATTCGAGGGATCTGGTAAAGATATGGCAAAAGGTCAGTTAGCAGCAAAAGAGGCTTATCAGAGGATCCTAGATAAATATAAGACAGTATTTGGGACTGTTGAGAAGATAATTATATGTGTTGGGTTTGGAGGAGGCACAGGAGCAGGAAGTCTTCAAACATTGATAAAGATAGCTCAAAGTTACCTTGAGATGTTAGGAAACCCCAACTTTATGACAGATGTTATAGTAATTGCTGCTCTTCCTACTAATGGAGAAAAGAAGAGTAAGACTATAATGGAGAATCTCAATAGGGTAATGGAAAGCATCAATGTTTTGGTGGACAAGAAAGAAGTGGGTCCTGTGTTTCTTATAGACAATGCGAAGATAGAGAGTTTGTATAGGGGAATACCTTCCAATGCTTTCTGGTCTACTGTTAACAATACAATTACAGGGTTATTCCAGATATACAACTACCTATCCACTCAAGAAAGCGAATACACTTCGTTTGATGCAGAGGATTACAAAGCGGTATTAGCTTCTCCTGGGTATGCTGTTGTAGGAGTAACAAAGGTAGATACGAAGGCTTCTGACCTAAGTGTAGCTCTTCAGGAGAACTTCAAGAAGACTATACTTGCAGTGGGAATGGACTTCAAGACGGCTAAGCAAGCCGGATGTATTCTTGTGGTGAATGAAGATGATTTGGGTAAAGTATCTATGGATGACCTCAGTTATGCTTTTGATGCTTTCAATGCTCTTGTTGTTGGAGCAGATGTTCATAGGGGATTATATGGGACTGCCCAAGAAGGAACAAGGGCATACACTTTGGTTACAGGATTAAAGTAGAGACAATTTCAAATCCCTAATGTTTACTGATGGCAAATGAATAAGAAATTTGTTGACATATTTGAAAACGTAAAGATGATAGATGAAGAAGTAGAGAAGTCATATATAGACCCTAAGTTTTTACTTTCAGTTGGACACAAGAAAGAGAATGTAAAAGGGATATGGTGGTATTCTTTAGAGACAGGAGAGTTAAGAATATCTTCAGACTTTAATCATATACATGCTCATGACTTCTTTAAAGATGTAGCATTTAAACCAGGGTGGATTAGAGGGAGAGTATTTAAGTTGTCAGGTAAAATGTATCTGATAGTGTATTTAGGGAAGATTGGGAGAATAACTTCTAATCAACTTTTGGATATTATAGATAAGACTTCTGACGAACTCAGAGTTGAAATAAATTACGCTATTGATAAAGAAGGAAATGATTTGTCATATTTACTTGAATCTGTAGATAAGAGCATAAAGACAAGATTCGGGATAGAGTGTTATGGATGCAATTAAGCTCTTAAAGAAGAAATGGGACAGGAAGACAAGAGATTCGATGCTGTTGGGATGGTTTATTCTTCTATGCTAATTTGAGTAAAGAAAGCAATAAGTCAGCTTAAGTCTAAGGGATTTAGCTCTAAGGAAATATACGACATTATCAATGAGGCTCTAGAATTGATCTTTGTCTATTCAGAAGATTTCGAGGAGAAGAAAAAATAGAACAATAAACAAAAGAGGGCTAACTATGAAGAAAGTTAATGGAATAGTTAGAGATAGGTTGATGAAATCAATTCCCTTCTTCGGTCAAAATATGACAGATAGACAGTTTATAAGACACTACTTAGCAGAAAAAGCAAGACAAAGAGATGTTGATACAGAAGAGTTGTATAGAGACGATTATGAGTTTGATAGATACACAACTTACGAATTATAAGGGAGGAACTAATGGGTAAGTATAATGTAAAACTGAAATTGAACAAACTTGTGGATTTTGGTCAGATAGAAGCTGATAGTGTAGAGGATGCGAAGAAGAAGGCAAAAGTCATATTCCAGTCTGGGAACAAGGATCTTCAGATGACTCAGACTACTTTAGGGGAAGAGTGGCAAGCTACTGAATTAGTTGAGGAGAAAAAAGAAGAAGTAAAAGAAGAGACGGTAGAAATACCTATTGTTACTTCTACTACTCCGGAAGAGAAATCAGAAGAAAAACCTATTGAGGAAGCACCTAAAGCAGAAGAAGGAAAGCTACCCAATATGGAGAAAAGACCCGAAGATCAGATACAAGATATAACCGAGGAGAAAAAAGAAGAAGTAAAAGAGGATTTTACTGTTAATGTGGATGCTGGGAACAAAGAGATACAAGTAACTTCTACTGATGGTGGAACTCAAGTTACTACTGTGGATAAAGAGGGCGAAGAGAAAGAACCAGAAGTAACTATAGACAAGAAAGAAAGTGAGATTGCTTCAAAAGTCGAAGAAGCTCCTAAAGAGGGAGAAGTTGAAGTTAAGAAAGAGTCTGCCGAGGAAGTTAAGAAAGACGAAGAGACTCTTGAAAGTAAAGTTGAAGAGAAAGAACCAAAACAATCTGGTGTAGATATAACTAAGAAAGCAAAAGGTATTACAGCGACTAATCGAGTAGGGAAGAAACCCAGTTCTAGGGTAAATCGTCTTAAAGACGGTAGGCTACCTGATATGGAGAAGAGACCAGAGGATCAGATACAGGATATAACTGAATCTGAGAAAACTGAGATTCTTTACAGGACTGTAGTATCGATGTTCAACGAGAAGATTTCCAATCTTCCAACAGATAAAGTTCAGAAGTTGGTAGGTATGACTTCTCCGAGGATGGATTTGCAGAATGGGAAGATTATGCTTTATTGTGCCCAAGACAATGGGTATGCTTACGGTTATCTAGAATCTTGTAGAGAGGTAAGCCTCGAAAATGCAATTATTCTTATAGAGAGGCTCGGAATGGATGTTATAGAGGCTTGTTCAGGGGGAAGATTTAAATATGCTTACGAGATAATGAAAGAGTTCAAGAACAAGAAGAGATGAAAACAATAATATTTGAAATGACAGTAGGGGAAAATCTGGGGAGGACAGAGGAAACTACAAGCAACGCTGTTCTCTTCAGATTTAGCTCAAATTTATTGGAGGATACCGATGCAAGATTTTCTTAATTACATGAGAGAGGCTCACAAGAAGATAAGTGGGAGGGGTGGCTCTGATTATGAGTTTAGCTCTCTTGGACCAGAAGCTCTCTTCGATCATATAGTTGATGCAGTAGGTTTATGTAAGGATGGGTTTACTGTAGATGATGTATTTCAGAATCTTGACTTTCATTTTGATGATGATATAGAGGGTGAACTAGTAGAAAAAGAGGTGAGGGAAGCAATAGAGGGACTTATAAAAGACGGTTATCTTAAAAAAGATGGGAATGTTTATAGGTTTACAGGCGATTGGGTTGTTGAGGCAGTAGGTGAATATGTTGATTATGTATTTAAGACTAGGGATGGCAAGGTTACTCATACTGTAAAAGCTAAAGATTCCCCTGAAGGTGAAGCTCATGCATGGAGCACAGCAAAAGCTGAACTTGATAGAGACGGAATAGATATAGAAGGATTAGGGTTGTATAAAGTAGTCAAAGAAAGCATTACAGAAGGAGTTTTATTTAATGCAATCGATGCTGAGGATGCGGTTAATAAACTTAAAGCTGGATTAAAGTTCCCTTATGTCAATGCTTATTATTCTACGCTTGGCGGTGAAGATAATGTTTCTATTTTAGTTATCGTTTCTCTTGATCCGAAGGAGGAATGGGTTAACGGTATTTTAGAGAATTCCAGATATAGTGGGTTTCATATCAGTAATGACGGTGATGTGGAAAACTTTAGTGGATCTTACAAGCTAAGTAAACTACGCAAGTTTAGGGCAAAGAGTATAGACCAAATCATTTCAGTTTTGAATGATAAGGTTGGCAAGATACGTCCAAAAGTAAGGGAGAGGTTTGAAGAAGAAAAGGCGGTTAAAACAGGTAGGCTCGGGGATCAGAACGAAGCCATCGATACTGCTTTTCTTACATTAAGCGATGCGAAAAAAGAGTCAGATGATTGGGCTGTGAAAGAATCTAAAGACCGTAAGAGAGCACATATTCAATTTGTAGCTACCAAGGGTAATGAGCAAAATATTGGAAAAGCTATTGAACAATCAAAATCTGATATTGAGAAAGATACTCCGTTTAAAGTTATAGGGACGTTTTCTGATGGGATATCTATTGAAATGAAAGACGGGACAGAGCTTATTTCCCCCTGCAAGAAACTTCTGAAAGGTGTGTTAAGTAGACGTTTCAAGGAGTTAGGCATAGAAGGCGTAGTAATAGGAGATATAACTGAGGGCAAGAAGAGTTTTGGGGAATACCTCGATGAATTTGAATCTTGGAGATCAGGGGAGCATAAAACGGAATCTCTTAGTAGCTTTCAGGAGTTTTTGGACCAGAAATATTCTGATCTCGACCCTCAGGAGTCTCATAAGCTATCTGTAAGGTTCTTTAAGAAATTAAAACAAGACAAGATCAAGAGGGACTATATGAATGAGAAAATCGAAAATCCTCTGATTGATTTTAGGTTTATAGAGGGTAAAAAAACAGTTGAAAGTGGAACTCCTGAATACAAAGCTCTGGAAGAATTAGGAGAGAACGAGGATGCTTGGGTAGCATATCTCGACGAACTAGCGAAGTTTGGGGTATCAATTGAGTATGATCTGAATACAGATTCGTTTATAATTTCGAATAATACGGGTATGGAAGTAGATGAAAAATTCAATGCTCTTTTGAAATGCCCCAGATGTGGGAAAAACTTTATCTCAATAAGAGCATCACTTAGCAGAAGAGATAATAAGACTAATATATGCTCTGACTGCGGAACTTTAGAGGCTTTCGAGGATGTAGGTATTCTCCCTAAATACTCTGGAGAGAAGTATTGGGGGAAAGAAGAACAGAAGAATGAAATGAAAAACATAAAAGGGATGGAAGATGAAGTAAATCAATGGAAGACCAAGAAAGCGAATCTTACTTTTCTTCTCAAAGTTGCGAAGAAAGCGGTTAAAAGGGATGACTTGTCGAAAGAAGAAAAAGAAGAGTATGAGAAAGAAGTAGAGATGTTGACTGGTAAGATTAAAGATTTGGATTATCTGATAAATGAATCTACAATAAACGAACAACCAGAAACTACTGGCTCTTTCGAGGATTCTAAAGAAGAGGAAATTATTCCAGACGAAATTCCCACACCTCAAGAGAATCCTAAACAACCAGAAGAGAGTCAATCAGAAGAGCCTACAACGGAAGAGGAGGATTTGCTTAGTTCTTTCAAGAAGCAATTCTTCGGAACTAAAGATCAAAAGATGTATTACATCGAGAAGAAAGAAGACAAAAATGGAACGTCTGACATTATAGTAGAAGATGCTTTGGAGACGGTTGTTTGGTCTGCTAAAGAGTCTGGTCTTGATGTAAGTTCGGACAATATTAAACAGATAATCTTACAAGCTCTTGAAGATGTAAGACTTGATCAGGTATCTTACGATATAGTGGTTGAATATGATCTTCTGAACCAAGACGAAAAACAAGAGGAAGAGGAAATAAAGCATAAAGAGAAGCAAATAGCAGCTCAAAATGAGCCTACTGTTGGTCCAGATGATTTAACTACAAGTGAATCTAAAATATCAGAGAAGATAGTCAAGGTGGGGAACAAATGGCAAGTCCAGTCTCACAAGGGAAGAAACCTTGGGACTTATGATACAAAAGAAGAAGCAGTGAAGAGGTTGAGACAAGTCGAGTTCTTCAAACACAAGAATGAAAGTAATTTATCCGAGGAGAAAGCTTTGAAAGAGATTGAAGTATCAGTAGATGGTAGAAAATACAAAGTTGTCCTTGATGTCTGGTATAGTCCTGATGAGATACTCGATTTTGAGATAGATGAAGTTGTGGACGAATATGGAAGGATAATTGATGTAGGAGAAAATAACTCATTTAAGAAACAGTTTTATCAGGCTGTTTGGGATAGGCTTGGAGACGAGGACGTATGGGAAGGTAAAGAGGGATCAAAAATAAGCGAAGAATATCTAATCCAGTTCAAAGTTAATGATACTCCTGAGATCTACAAGACTTTAGATGAAGTTGTTCCAAAATTCAAAGGGTTGGTTATAACCAAGAAAGTTAAGAATGGTGTTGAAACAAAAGAACACCAAGTTCCCAATCAGATATATTTGCACTTTACCGATGCTTCTGGGGAATATGTAAGGGATTTAACGGATGATGAATATCAAGACTTTGTTAGAAAAGTAGCTATACTAAACAAGAAATAGTTGGGAGGACGGGCTTTATGGCAGATTTTGAGAGAATCTACAATGATATATACAGAGAGCTGTGCGAAGAAGAACAAAAAGATGGATTGACGGACGAGGAGCTTTTAGCAATAGCTTCAGAAGTGGGAATGCCAAAAGTGGATATGGAGCAATTGAGAATAGGAACGGAGTTGGAAAAAGACGAACATTCTAACATTATGGGTAATGACAAGACTATTCCCGTCAAAATTGCATTGGCTCATCTTGCAGAAATACCTGATTACTATACACGGTTAAAAGCTATGGAGGATGCTTATAAAGCTGATCAAAAATCGGCTCCAGAATCCGAACAAGCATAATGGAGGAAAAATGGATAGAATAAAACAACAGTTGAACGAAACTCTTATAACCAGAGGAAAGATTCTTGAATCTGACAGGAAGAAACTTCCTGAAGGAGTTTTGTGCAGAGTAACTTATCCTATTTGCAACATTGGTGTAAAGAATCACAATGGTAGGAAATACACTAAAGAGGTTTGGGAAAAAGTGCATGAGAACAAGGAAATAAATGAGAAGTTGGCTAATAGAACTCTTTTCGGCCATGCTGAGCATCCGAAGGAGACTCAATCTAACCTTGAAAAGACATCTCATATAGTTACTAAGATGTATCAGGGAGAGGAGTTATTTGAGGGGAAGAAAATTCTTGTAGAATATGCAGATTTTGACATCTTGGATACACCTTACGGGAGGATAGTAGATACACTTCTCAAAGCTGATTGTGGTGTAGGAGTTTCTACTAGAGCTGAGGGAGAATTAGAGGAAGCGATTGATGAAGATGGCACGACTTATCAAAAAGTTGTTCCCGAGTCGTATAGGTTCGTTACTGTTGACTTCACTGCTGACCCCTCAACACTTAATGTGAAGCCGATGAATCTTCAGAGAGACATAATCAACACGATACAAGCGGGAGTTGAATCTAAGAAGATGGCTGAAGATGATGCTGTCCTTATACTTGAATCTTTAGACTCTCCTGAGGCAAAAGAACTTGCAAAAAGTATCAAAGGAGACAAACTCCAAGAGGAAGTAAGTGGGTCATCTGATAACATCGACTTGATAGCATCAATAAAATCTGTCTTGAAAGAGGTGTTTGGGGATAAAGAACAAGAAGTAGAAAGAACAAGTTCCGGATGGGAGATAGTTGTCAAGGGAGTTTCTTCCGACGAAGAGGGGTGGAAGTTGGCTAAAGCTAAACTTGAGCCATATATTAAAGACAACAACAAAATCTCCATAGGCGGGAAAGAAGGGAATTTGTTGGTTACTGTAGAAGAAAAAGTGAATGAAGAAAAAGTAAAACTTGAATCTGAGGACAAACAGAACGAGAAGAAAATTCAAGAAGATGTAGGGGGGTATGAATTAGTGAGAGCTGAGCAAGATGGGACTGCTTATGAAAATTTGTATGTTCTTGTGACTAAAGACAGAGAATACTGGGAAGGTATGATAGAGAAAGTCAGTGAAGAGCACATAGGAGAAAAGAAAGTAAATGAGAAGAAAACAGGGGAAAAGAGGCTTCTTGAATCTTCTATAGGAGATGGGAACTTCAATGAATGGGTAAAGACTTTCCAGGAGATATTCGCTGGGATGGACGAAGAGAAGAAAGAAAAAGTGAAGACTATTATAACTGAATCTAAGGATTTCTCTGATTTACGGAAGAGGATTGTTGAACTTGAAGTGAAGGAAGCCTCTTCAAGAGCGGAGAGCGATAAGATGAGAGAAGAAATAGAGAAAATATCTTCTGAGTTGGATAAAGTTAGGGAAAATTATGCTACTGATTGTATGAGGTTGAGTAAAGAGATAGCAGAAAAAGACTCTAATGTAATATCTCTAAATCAGAAGATAGAGGAAGCAAAGAAGAAGACAGAAGAAACGATAAAGGAACTTATAAGCCAAAAAGAAGTTGTTGAGAAGAAGATTGAATTTGAAACTAAGAGGCTCAAAGAACAGATACAAAAAGAATCCATAAAGTCGTATGTAAAGGGAAAACTCAATTCTACTCAACTTACTCTTCATCAGAATTCTCTGGCACTTCTGGAGAGCTGTAAGAGTATAGAAGAAGTAGATGAGATGTTCATAAAACTCAGAGATGCTGTCCGTGAAGGGATTGTGCACTCCTCAATTCCGAAGAACATAAGTATCTTTGAGCATGTGGACGAAGAACAAAGTGCGATTGAAAGTGCGATAGGTAGTGCTTTCAAGGGAATGAAACGGTAACATTTAAGATAAGGAGACAAACAATGAAGCTGGAGAAAATTGTTGAATCCAGGCTTAATGAGATGTCTGCTAAAAGAGACAGGCTCATTGAGGGCTGGAGTCCTTACCTTAATGCCGTAGATAAATATTTACAGGCAAAAGAGGGAAGGACGATGACGATGTATGAAAAGAGGAACGTTGCTCAGTGTCTTGAGAACGCTCTTCTTGAGGGCGGAATGAAGAACAAGTCGCAGGTGTTTGAAACTACCTACAAAGACAGTATAAGCTTTTTGGGGATACAGCTTCCTGTGATTAGTGCTTTGCTTCCGAGTCTGGTTCTGAATCAGATAGGCATAGTCCAGGCTTTGGATCGTAGGACTGGTTCTGTGTTCTACCTTGATGTGAAGTATGGTCAGAGGAAAGGTTCGTTGGCTGCTGATGGGACTTTCATAGGTGCGAAAACGGGTCATGCATCTTCGGAAGCTTCGAGGCTGTATGCTACTCAGTATGTGAAGAGCGAGCCTATTGGTGCAGTTAGCACAGGGCATATTAGTGAAGCAGTTGACTATTATCCTGTGATAGCTGGTTCTGCTGTGTTGACTGATGGGACTGAGACCTTCACAGATGACGGCGATGGCAACATGGTCTCTGATCTGTCTGGTGGCACGAGTGGAACGATTGACTATACTACTGGTGCGATAGATGTGTATTTCAAGGGTGCTGTTACGGCTCAACCTACTATCTCTTACCAGTATAACATGGAAAAATCGACCATAGGTGTTCCTGAGGTGAATATTGAACTGAGTTCTACTTCTCTGACAGCAGAGGACTTCAAACTCAGGGCAAAATACACAATGGGTGCTGCGATTGATCTTGAGAAAGCCCATGGGTTAACTAAACTAGCCCCTATTTCTGAAATTGATGAAACGATGTCGGAAATAGAAAATTGGCTTAATTCGGTGGAACTCTGCAACGCATAAGCAGACAATACCGAGCTGTTATGATAAAGGACTAGACAAATGGGAAGACCAAAGGGAAGCAAAAATAAGAAACACATACTTACAGAACAAAGACTTTGTCTTTGTGGCTGTGGGGCTTCCTTTGTTTGCAAAGTCAACTCGAAGAAAATGTATATGCACGGGCATAACAATAGAGGTTCTCATATAAATGCTGGTATAAAAAGAACAGCTGAGTTTAAAGAAAATCTAAGGCAGTTTAACCTTTCTGATAAAAATCCAAGAAGGAAACCAAGAGAAGAGAGAATTTGCAAATGTGGATGTGGTAAGACTTTTGTTTGTATGGTTGCTTCTTCTAGAGCTTATATAAATGGTCATAATGGAAGAATTACAAACAAAGGCGAGAAGAATGGTATGTTTGGACGAAAGTATACTAAAGAAGAAAGTGTCATGCATTCAATTAGAATGACTGGGTTTAAGAGAACTTCTGAACAAAAGAAGAACTATTCCATAGCGGCTGCTAAAAGAATAGCTAGTGGAAAGAATCATTCTTTTGGAGAACATGGCCACTTGATTCTTCCAAGACTTGGTGAGAAAATATACTATGCTTCCTCTTATGAAAAAGCAGCTTTGTTAAACATCGACAAATGCGAATTCGTATCTTTTATACAGAAAGACAAACTCAGACTTCCTTATGAATTATCTGATGGATTTCATTGTTATGTAGTTGATTTTGTAATTACATTAAATACAGGTCATATTTGTTTAGTCGAAGTAAAAGCAGATTGGGCATTAAATGATTTAGTTACGAAAACAAAACTTGAAGTTGCTAAAAGATTTGCGGAAGAGAATGGCTTTGTATTTCAAGTTTGGGGAAAAGAAATCTGCTTTAATCATAATAGTGTAACGACTAAGTTGACTGAAGCAATTCAGTTAGCTACGGCCAACTCTTATATCAATGAGAGAAGATATAGTCTGACCCCTGCAGTGATGCAGGGAAGGAGGCAGAAATGACCTCCTCGCCTATTAAATAAATAGGTCTCCAAGTAACAGACGTGTAGTTCTCGAGAACGAGATAGTGAAATACCTTGGTGGAGAGATCAGGTTTGAAATAGACCACTTCGGTATAGATCAGATTGAAGATGCGGCAACTGGTGCTAATGCGGCAACATCTCCTGGCACTTGGTCGGCTGACATCAACACGTATCATAGGGAATGGGTATGGCACAAGTTCTCCTTTAATGATTTCGTAGAGAAGGGTGCTAATGCGATATTTGCGAAGACCCTTCGTGCTACTTGCAACTTTATCATAGGTGGCAATGATGTCATAAGGGTGATCAAGCAGTTGAAGCCCGACTTTGTTCCTGCTCCTGGTCTTGGGACGACGGCTCCGACTGGTCCTCATGTTGTTGGCACTCTTAATGGGAGACTAGTAGTTCACGATCCGTTCCTGACTTCTGCTAGGGCAATACTTGGTTATAGGGGAGACGATTATCTGATGGCAGGATTCATTTACGCTCCGTATATCCCGCTGTTTGCTACTCCAACTCTTATAACTAGCGACCTTGAAGCTCAGAAGGGGTTCCAGAGTTCGTCTGGTTTCTTGGTAACGAATCCTGGAATGTTCACGTATATGGCTGTTAGTGGTTTGAGTTAAGTTGAAGTGTAGGTAGGGGGTGGTTTTCCCACCCCCTACTTACCAAAACATTCTTATACGCGTATAAATCGGTTTTAACGCAATTTTTAGGGTTTATAGGTTAAATTTGTTATAGGCAGATGAAAAATCATTTATAGAAGCTCTAAACTGGGTAAAATGAGGTTTTAAAAGGACACCGATGGCTCAATTCACTAAGACTAGCATAATGGAGTGGTTGAAGCAAGAATTCCAGCCTGTTACGTTAGCTACTCCCGACGAATCTATTAGTCAGTTAATAGATAATGCTTTGCGATACTGGAACAGTCATTCTGCGTATAGAAGAGTTGCTGTAGTATCCCCTATATCAGAAAGCACAGTATCTATTCAATTAGACCCAATGTTCAAAGAAGTTGTTGCAGTAATGCCTAATTATACTACGAACTGGATTATGGAGGGTTATCCTATCTGGTCATTATTGGGGATAACTGTATTAGACAATCTTACTTCTGACCTCATTATTCTTTCAGAAGCATTTAGAAACTATCAATATTACCTCGGATCTGATTTTAGGTTTCATTTTGAGAAAGGCGAAGATCCTACTGTTGGAGGATATCTTTACATTCAGAACTTTCCAGCCAAAGCAACTAAGGCTATAGTAGTAGGGACTACGAGATACAATAAAATTGAACAGATAAAAGACGAGTTTGTGCAGGATTGGGTATTGAACTATTGTAAGGCTCTTTTGAAGATGAATGAAGGGACTACTTTAAGAAAAGCCGATATTATATCAGTATCAAACGATGGTCAGAGGATGTTTGAAGAAGGCGAAGCGTTGAAGAAAGAACTTCAAGAGAATTTGATGAAAGATGGTAGATGGGTAACTTTTGCGTCTCGTTTTTGAGGAGATAAATGTATCACAACATATTCGAACTTGTGTATAACGATCTGGCTAATGCTCAGAAGAGTATAACCAGACTTTTCCCCAAATTCAAACAGCGAGTAGACGCTGTTGCTAATAATGGTGGAAGTGTATTAGTTGATAAGGGTCCCGATAGGTGGAAATTTGAGGTTTCTTCAGGAACTAAACCAGGAGTATCTTACGATGTATATGTTCAATGGGTTAATCCGGAAGAGACTTTGAAGGAACTTGTGCTTGATCCTACATATTGGAAAGAGGATTTTTCTGGATTGAATATGATGAAACTTGCAATGGGGTTTATGGACAATTGTGATATTAAAGTTTATTGTAATTGTCCTGCTGACCTTTATTGGGGAGGACAGTATATAAGGACAAGGAAAAATGCTAAATATACAAGTCCTGAAAATAGACCTCCAGACGTCAGAAATCCACGTCAATTTGGTGCATTTTGCAAACATCTTCAATTGACAATGGACACACTTCATGCTCATGGTGGGACTTGTGTGAAGTGGTTGAACGATTATTATGGTAAGTTGATAGCCAGACTTCAATCTGAGGTAATTGCTAAGAAATTCAAAGAGAAAGGGATTAAAACAAAACCTGTAAAGATTGGGGCTGAAGAAATAAAACCGTTTAAAGCCACAGCTCAAAATACTGAGGAAGAGTAACTCTTCTGTTGCAGTAAATTAAGGTGCCTCCTTTAAAGGTCGGGCTGTGGCTAAAATTTGGAGATGGAGATGGACTTCAAAGAGATTGTAGAGAACATCAAAAACGATGCTGAGATAGGGAGAGTAGAAGTAGAAGAGACTACGGATTCTTCTATGATAGCATATCTTCCCTCGGGATTCACTTCAGTTCAGAGAGCTTTGAAGACTTTATCTCAAATGAAGAAAGATTGGAAGATAGAAATTGTCGAAAAAGGTGGTAAAAAGATTGTAAGCTTCGAGGGACAGTTGGGAATAGTAGTAGACAATAAAGATTGGGACGATTTTATCAGTAAGAAGCTAATAAATGATGGAAAAGTAGAATCAGGAATATTAGTAGACCTTAGTAATTATTTGGTTGAAGCACTGAAAGAAGCATCTGACAATATGTTTGTGAAGACAGTTAATAGAATAGAAAAAGCGATAATGGTTCTACTTACAAGTAGGAATGTCTTGATTATAGACAATCAATTTGCTACTTGGGAAAAGTTATTCGGGGTGAACTCTTACACAGTAGGTATGGGAGTAGCTATCCCATACTCTAATAATATAGACAAAATCAAAAAGTCAGTAAGTAAGCTTACTAGAGATATTAGTAAGTATTACGACAATAGTCTTGGAGATATGCAGATTGCTGCAAAGACGTTAGAAAGTGGAGTAGCTTTGAATGTAATCCCTGTTTTGAGGGAATATCCATATCTTTATGGAGGTAAACTCAATTCTGTATTTAAAGGGACTAATATGTCATTTGAAGCTTATGTGGATAGGAGCTTGATCATAACAGAGTCTGTTGTTGTGGATAATTACGATGTTGTAGATACTTTGGAGAAAGAAGAAGATGTAAGAGTAGTTGGAAATGTTATATTCCCAAAGGATAAATACTTCTCAAGGACATTCTTTAGAAGTCTTAGGGATGCTTTTTAAAGATAAGGAGAAATGATGAAAGTTTTAGAGGCTAAAGACCTTAATCTATACAAGAAACTGATAACTCTATTAGGGGATTATTGTCTTTCTCTTCCTGCTACTCAAGCTCAAAAGTATTATGACCTTGCTTTGAAGAACGGTGTAAAAATTATGCCGAGTGATAAAGTTGCACTTGAGATACTGGATTCTATAATCTCGTTAGAAGAATCTGTTCCATCGAAGATTCAGAAACTATTGAACATAAGATTCTCCGATGTTCAGATTGAACATAGACCGAATCATAAAGATGGCAAGAGGGTTTTTGTAGCTTTTTGGCATTGTGATGGGAAGACATCGGATAAGGTGCTTGACCTTATAAATTTTGATGGTGGTGGGACTAATGGTTATTGGAGCAATATGAAAGGCGAGAAAGTCGAACTCATTACAAAGGAAAACGATGCTAAATGAATTAGAGAAAGTAGACAAGGATTTAGCCCTTGTCTGCGATATTATTGAGATAGAAAAATGTGTATTAACATTTTTCCGATTGATGGGAAATGGGAAAACCCTGACAGAGCAAGTTTTTGCTCTCCATGATCAGATATGGAATGATTATAGAGCGATTCTTTGGTGGTATAACTGTGAGAGAAATTCTAACAAAAGTTTTGTTAGGACACAACAGCTTGTATCTGAGTTTAAGGTAAATTATTCAATTATGATGTCGGATTTGAAAAAACATACAATGGGAGGACAAGATGAATCTCAAGGAGAATTCGATCAGCTTATTTAGCAAATTCATAAATGAAGAATTAAAGAAAGATGAACTCCAGGATACTAAAGATGGAGTGAAAGACGGTAAACCTATTGAGACAACTAAAGATTCTGACAAGCCTGTGTCAGAAGATCCAGAAGAGGTGAAAGACCCAGGACTGAAGAATGAATCAGACGAGTCTTATGACAGTATAGCTGACTCAAAACATAAGCCTGCTATGAGACATGACGAAGTGTCTTACAACGGACTCTTTGATGCTATCTCAATCGCAGAATTTAATGATGAAGATGTATATAAAGCTAGAAAAGCCCAAGAAATACTGGACAATGGGGAAATTCTTGATTCTTGGCCGATAGATATGAACCCAGAAACAGGCGAGTCTGAATCAAATGGGGGTCAAGAGTTTAAAGTAAAGTATGAAGGACAAATCTATATAGTTCAGACAGATTGGGAAAACAATGCATATACTTACATAGATTACTCCGAGTTTATGCCAGAAGCTAAAGATAGGAAGTTCAAGGTAACTACTTACAAGTTCAGTGAACTATCTCCGGAGGCAAAAGAAAAAGCTAAGAAAAGTTATTATGAGAGCGTGCAATATGGGTGCGAGCAATATGAGTTTCTCCAAGAAAATCTTACTGAAATTCTGAAAGCTGATCTTAAAGAAGCTGGAATAGAATATGAAGACCTCGAAGTCTTGTATTCTTTGAGTTACTCTCAGGGGGATGGACTTTGCTTTACTGGCAAATTTAAAGACAATGATTTCAGTGTCGTAATAACTCATAGAGGAAGATATTACCATTCCAATAGTGTAGATTTCCAATTCTATGATGAGGCAGGGGAAGAGATAGAAGACAACGAGGAGTTCAAGAAATGGTATAAAGATGAGTGCAAGAAATTAGAAAAAGAAGGGTATGCTGAAGTAGAGTATATAATGGACGACAAAGAGTTCTCGGAATTATCTGATGATAATGGATGGGAATTCACTGAAGATGGGACAATCTTTAATGGAGTAAAAGGTGGAGTAGAAGAGTGCAAGAAGAAGAAAAGTAAGAAAGACAAAGAATCAACTAAAGAGTCAGTTGCAAATGAACAGACTTATACGGTTATAGCTAAAGGTATAACGGATGAAGTTACTGCTAAGAAGATAGCTCAGGACAAGAGAGGCGTAGTTCAGAAAGACCCTGAAGACAAAGAGGGCAAGAGGTTCATGGTTATAGTTCGGCAGAACGAGTCTCAAATACCTAAAACTCTAAAAGTAGAATATACAAAAGAAGGCAAGGCACAGATAAGCAATGTTTAACAGATTTGTTGAATCCATAAAAAACTTAATTCATGAAAGCTCCATAGACTACCCAAGAGAGGGCTTATCCCCTGAGATATGGGAGAAGCTCGATGATGGGTCTTATACATTGAAGAGATCAGTGGCTAATGACATTCTCAGCGTATTGTCGAAGTTCGAATATGGAGTGTTGTTAGACATAGCTAAAGAAATCCGGATTGTTGGTAGTATCTGTTCCAATCAGTATTCAGATAATGCCGATATAGATGTTCATATAATTCCTGATAAAGAAGAATTGAACAAAGTTCTGGACACTAAGAGATTCATAGATACTACAGAAGACAGAGCTGTCCAGTATCAGAAAGAGATAATTACTTGGTTCAACGAACATAGGGATGAAATAGATGGGACAATAGACGGACATCCTATAGAAGTATACCTTCAGCTTAACCCTATTCAGGATTTGATGTCTGCTGGAGTTTATGATTTAGTGAAGAATAAATGGATTAAGAAGCCTTCTATAACTCCAACAGATGTTGACCCATACGACTCTTACAAAGAAGTAATGGATTCTATAGCATCAGTTGTGGAAGATGCGGATAAGTTGTTCGGGGAGCTTAAAAGAGATGTGATAGATTATGATGTAATTAAAGAAGCTCTTCTAAGAGTCCCGAAAGAACTAAGGGGTAAGTTGAAGGATAATCTTAAAGCTAAACTTGATGAGATTGAAGATGACATAGAGAAGCTATCCCAGAAGAAGTCTGAATGGGCACAGATGAGAAGAAATTCAAGTAAACCAATCACATCAGAAGAAGCACTTAATGACTACGAAGCAGCAAAGAAATGGGAAAAAGCTAATGTTTTATTCAAGCTTCTGAGCCGTTATAAGTATCTGAAGACGATAAGTGATCTTGAGAAATTGATAGAAGACGATTCACTGGAAGACAGTGATATAGACGCTATAAAAGACATTATGTTCTGACAGGGGTTGTGTCTATGGAAATGCCTCAAATACTAAAACTACTTCAAGATTTTGGGATTGATTTAGTGGCTTTTGCTTTTATAGCAGTAGTATCTTGGAAGTTGCTTTGTTGGGGTAAATGTATAGTAGATACAGTAATGGAACAAGCAAAAGTAGAACGAGAGGTATGGCAGAAAGCAGTTGCTTCTTTAGCTGAAACAATGACATTACATAACAATTTGGCGAGTGCTTTTCATGCTCAAGTAACAGAGGCACACAAGTTTCAACGAGAAGAACATGAGAAGTTAATTAGTATGGCTAATGAATCTCTAAATGCTATAAAACTTGCAAATATAGCTATGGCTTCTTCTACGGAGGCGAGAGCTAAAGAACATCAGAGTATGATAGCAACTTTGAAAGGGATAGAAGAAGCAGTTGGTAGAATAAATGGGTATACGGTGCATAAAAGATGAGTAAGATGATACCTCAAGCTACAGTAGACGTTCTTCGGAACAACAACGATATATCGGTGGATATATATGGTATAGCTTGCACACTCTACATACCAACAAATATGAATTCTGTAGAACAATTGGATGCTTATGAAAATCCTAATTCATATTCATATACAGAATATACTAATCAACTTGTTGTTTTGGTATGGTCACCTAACTCGAAACAACTGAGAAAACTTGGGATATTTACCGAAGATGATATTCCCCTACTTTGCTGGTTCAAGAATGATCCAGAAGTTATAGTTCGGTCTTACATAAAAGTGCCTTTGCAATATATACCTGACTCTATGGATACAGATGAATTTGTAATTGAAGATGTGATTATACGAGGAATGCATGATAAAGTTGCGTTGAAGTGCTATAAAGCAGTTCCAAGACGAACAAAGACATAAGGAGTTGATGTGGTAGTAAAAGCAAGGATAAAGGATATAGGCTTCAAAGAGAGGCTCAACATAGTTAAGAGTTGGGTATATGATGCTTTCAAAAAGAGTAGAGTAGAGGAGAAAGAGTTATCTTCTCCAGAAACGAAGCTTAGAGAACTATTAGTAAAACTCCATGTGATTATGAAATCTATTGACGAGGATTTATCTAAAAATGTTTTGTTGACAAGACAACAGAGGAAATCGTTTTGGTCTGACTTCTTTAAATACGGTCGGTTCAGGGAAGACATGTTCAAAGGACTTCTGGAGAAACAAGAGATTAAAGACATATTGGAGGATTATAAATGCGATCAGTTAAAGAAGTGAGGGTAAGGGAAAAGAAAACCAAGTTAGTTGATCTAACAGAAGTAGTTAAGAGGGGCGATGGCAAAGAAGACATTATCGAAAAAGAAGGTAAAAAGAATAACAACAAGAGAAAGACAACTAATTAACTTTTCAGCTCAAGCATCTATGTTGGCAGGGATAGCTTGTTTTGTTGATTATGAGATTAGCAGGAAACACCGTTGTATTGAACCAGAGATGTTTTTCGACAAGTGGTCTAAGAAGTTTATTGATCCGAGGATTTGCGAGGAATTGAAAGAGATAGTTTGGAAGGTTTTCCTGCTAAGATTGAAGTATGAAACAGATCAGAAGAGGAATTGTAAATGAGATATTACTGGATAAAGGGTATGCGATATGTTTACAAGAACGTAGATGAGAACGGTAACATCGTAGGTGTTGCTACCAAAATGCCGCTATACCTCAAGAAATATCCATATTATAAAATATGCTTTAAACCTCCCGACCAAAGTGAGGCTGTAATACAAAGCGAAACTGCTATCCCTGAAGCGGAGGAAATAACATTAGAGCAAGCTCAACAGCTTGCTGATATGTGGGCTTCTATGGCTGAACCGATGGAAATACCCATAAAAGATGATAAGGGGAATTTAATTATTGGCGAAGACGGTCGAATAAAAACAATAATTGGGGCTAAGGTTCCTGAGAAGATAGCATCTTATGATACACAGGATATTAAGGATGAGATGAATCGCCTTTATAAACTATACGGAGAACATAATGGCTGATTATTCGGGGACTATATCATCCGATGTTACCTGGTATGATGGTGATACATTTGGGTCAACGAACAATGTTACTGTAAATGCTGGGGTTACCGTAACTATAAACCCAGGAGCAACCATAAGAGCTTATGATGGTAGATATGTTAATCTTTCTGGAACATTTACTTCGATAGGAACTGAAAGTTCTATTATATCATTCAAATCCCAATCTGCTGACCCAGGAGAGAAGAAATGGTGGGGGTTTTATACTGGGAACAATACTGCTGTATGGAATTTTACATATACTTATGTGGAGAATGCTCAGTATTTTATACATTTTGTTGATAAGTTTACCTCTACAGCAAATATCAATAAAGTTTGGGCATCAAGAGTTTCATACTTATTTTACGGTAACACTCTGACTACTCAACCTGTAAATTGGAATATACAGAATGTATATGCTGATTTTATTATATCGAATGTATTTCCTTTGAATGGTGGAGGAATATCGCAGAACTTAACTATATCGAGGGTGTATTTATACAATAGCCATGCCCTAACTTATCCGACTAATTGGAAAGGGACTGGAATAATTTTTTCGGAGTGGGTAATGAAACATGGGTCTGGGGGATTTGAGGGTAATGGGACTAATCATACGATACAGGATTGTTATCTTAGTCAGATTACTAACAGTTGCACAGCAACAATTTCGGCGGCATGTTCAGTTGTTTTTCAAAGGAATGTATGTTACAAGACCGAAGCGGCTACAGTTGTTCAAAATGAA